TCATTAGTACCGCGGGCAGACCGAACGCTTCCATAAGCAGGACTGATTGCTGTTTGATGATCCAGAGAGCATCCTCGCCAACCGGTTGCTCGGTTGCCATGAGGTCCGACCGGACCTGTTTCAAGATGCGGCCGAGATGGTTTTGGCCTTTGCCGCCACATTGGCCCCAGAAGTAGTCGTTCCAGTTGTTCCCTTCCACGATCTTTCCGGGGGCCGTGGCGATGAGCAGTGCGGCCAGTTGCGGGTGCCGGTGGAACTTTTGCCGGACCAGGTGTGTCATGATTGGTATCTTGACGTCTTGCCAGTCCGGGCGCAAGATAGCCTGGCGTCCCATGGCCTTGGCCGCGGCAGGTGTTGGGCAGGTCAGAATAGCTTTCCGGTACGCCATAGCCACTTCGCCTACCATGACTCGGGCAGCATCGTCCGTGCGGACGCATTTGGCCGCTTGGAATGCATGTTCCACAGTCGGGTATGCGTGGTCATCCAGCTCCACTTCCGCTGGCCAGAAGTTGGACAGGAACCTGTGTTCACCAGTGAATTCGAGTATGTCCATGGGACCTCCTCATTTGATGTGTGAATCAGGGATGATTATCCCATGTTTATTTAACCAGACCGCAAGTAAACGGCGGTGGCACTGTTCGGGTGTCTTTTCCCAGCACAGGAACGTGACTGGTCGCGTGAACGCCCCGATGTTCAACAGGATGACGGCTTTGTTGCGATCGAGGAACTTGTTGTAGGCCACTTCGTACCCCGGCCATTTAATCTTGCCGGTTTTGTAGTCGTTCAACAGTTCGCCGGACGGGTTCACCAGGGCAAACCGTGTACCTTTGAACCCATTCGGTTCCGAACGGGCGATTGAACACGGTGTGCCCACATGGTCCTTCTTGTTGAAGAACGATGCCGTGTAGAGTTCAAGCATCGGCTGATTCCTCCTCAGCGAGTAATTTGAACTTGTCGATATCGATCGGGATCGGCATGTACAAGGAAACGTCCGGGTGCCACTCGAGAATGCCGTGTATGGTCTCTCCTTCCGTTGGCTCCTGGAAATGGCGGGTTAACAGTGTCGCGGACGCATGCGTGTACAGATTCCGGTCGTCTGGGTTCCCTGTGACCAGAGCCATTACAAGGAACCTTGGTTTAACCTCCTGGATGGACTCGAGATACAGAAACGTGTGTTCCAACGCGTGGATGTTTTCCGTTTCCGTCTGAGAGTAGGTGGCCATGTGCACCACCAGCTCGATAAAGAATTCCCGGCAAGGACGGCAGTTCATGGGGATATCCAAAGCTGCGAGCGTGGTTCGCAGGAGCGACTTGCGTAAGGTCATGACAGGTTGCCCTCCTTTCTATCGGTGCGCACGATAAGGACTTCCAGTCCTCGTGCGTGTGCAATATCGATCATGTGTTTCGATCCGCGGGACTGGCCATCCCAGAACACAATGGCTTTTTGTGCGCGATCGGCCATGGCCTCGTTGCGGCGGTATCCCGCCGATTTGCCGTACAAGGTCCACTGTGCCGGCATGCGCAAGACCGGGATATTGTGGGCATTCGCATACTGCTCGCCCATCTGGTCCGCGCCACGGGCGGCGCCGGACACGATGGTATCGCCGGGTTTGACCTCCTTGTCGAGGATTCGGCACAGGCGCTCCCAGTCATTAAAGTCACGAGAGCCAGCTACGATGATATGCATGGCATACCTCCTATGGTGTTGGATCGGATGCTTGTTGCAGATCCGCGGGGACGACTTTGTGCCCCCGTAAACGCGTGAAGTTGCTGGTGATCAGGTCCATGGCCTCATTGAGCGAGACGTGGTACGTCACGGATAGCAGGCTCGCGGCGATTGCCGTTGCTTGGGCCAGGATTTGCTGGCCATGCCTGATCGCTTGATGGCCTTGCTCGGCCAGACCCAGTATCTTCTTGAGTTTTTCGTGGTCCTCCTCGTTGAATTCCGACATCATGGAACATCCAGTCAGGCCCTTAATGATAGTGTTAGGATGGCCGTGCGGGCTCCCAGGGGTGTCCAGGGGCACCAATGCATCCAGCATATCGGAATAGGCGTCGACCCGTTTCATGAGATCGGCCCAATCGGTGGGGCTGTCGGACAAGCGTGTAGTTTGGCCGGGTCGTATCTGGTCGAGCGGGTCTTCCCGTTCCACGTATAACGTGTCGGGGCAATCGATGTCGCTGCAGGCCTTGCAGTTCGCTTCGGAGCAGATTTCACAGGCCATGGTCGTATTCCCTCCAGTAATCAGAATGGCACGGCACTTACCGCGGTCAGACAGAACCGTACTATGCTCACAGTACTACGGACACCTCCTTCCATGTATGGATAAGAACCCAAGAAAGGTGAGGATGGGATGTTACCACCAGACAGAGGGGACTGTCCCCACGCATGGGAGTCGCTGGCACTTACCGCGGACGATAACCGTATCTATGTAACATAGACATATACAGTTCACGGATCGTAGCCATCAGTTTACATGTCGTAGGAGGCAGGCCCCACGCATGGGTGGGAGAATACCCACCCCCACCCTCCGGGTTTCTCTCACGGGTGCAGCCGAGGCGCCTTACGTGTGCGCGTACGCGAGCGCGCGTGCGTATAGACTATGTTAAGGTATACCTTAACCATTCAGGCGAGCGCGGAGTTTTGCCGCGGGACTACCACTCCCGTTGGTCGCCGGTGCCATCTTCTCCCGCGGACTGGTCTTCGACCGGTGCGGGCTGGCCCAGCAGTGTGTTCATGGCTTCCGCCGCGTTGGCGTTGCGTGTGCCGTGGACGGGCCGCGGTACGTACATCAGTTCCAGGGCGGACATGACCACTTCCGCGGGGAGGCTGTTGTCGTGACCCTCTTCGAAGAACGTCAGGGCCGACGAGATCGTTTCGGCAATGCCCACCAGGTCCCCGGTCGACATCGCGTCGTTGCGGGTGCGCGGAATGCCGTAGCGATCGATGATCTCCACGGAGCGGCCGCGGATGCAGCCGCCGTGATCGTGGGACGGCCGGATCCGGAACCTTTGGACGGTGGCCGTGATGTCCACGTCCTGCATTACCGGCCGGGTGCGGATGTTCCCGGACGTTGTGGTGTACTGCTCCATCACCACGGCGCCCTTGGCGTCGCGCGTGGGCACGTGCTTCTTGGTCGCCAATGGTGTCGGGAGCGTGACCTTCACGTCCCATGCCCCCTCCGCCTGCTGGGGTTTGTACACGGTGACCTTGTGCTGCTTGAGAATGGCGCTGAGTTCGTTGGCGTTCATGAGAACACCTCCTTGTAAGTTGCCGCGAGAACTGTGTCCCGCGGATTGATATCAAAGAATGCTATGGGATTCTACTACCACATCCCTACGACCCCGTACACGTCCGGCGGCCGACTACCGCCGCCACACCCCTCCGGCCGGGTACGACCATTTGGGATGGGCGGGTGGGTAGCCAGGGCCGACGTATACATGATGATCACCACGCTGGGCCAAGCCGCGGTTAGATTGTTGTTTGATCCCCTCCTGCCTCGCCCGTTTCACCGGGGAGGTTTAAGAGCTTGCTCATGGCGTTCGCTGCGCTCACTGGCGGCGCCGCCTCCTTTTGTTTGAATGAGTTGCTCAGCTTCGCCAGTTCGGCGGCCACCATCAGTGCGATGTCCGGAGACTTTTGCCACGCTGTTACCATGGCATACACGGCGTCGCTCATGTAAGTGTTGGGATCGCGCTTCCCCGCGGGTGTGACACCCGGGCGGATAACATTCCCATCAGCCTTGCCAATGCTGGGGTCCAGCAGTTTGAACACACCGCCGAGCGTGACTCCTTTGGCCTGGCTCATCAGAAGTTCGTGCGTCCAGTGGCGATCCACGAACGTCACGATGTAGAAGCCGGCCCCATCAGCCCTGCGGTGCAAATACACCGCCCTGAACTTGAAAGAGCTGGCATGCAGGCCTATGGCATGCGTCAACGCTTCTTCCTGCGTGTACGTTGTCACTTGCATGGTCGCTTCCTCCTTAGCCTCTTCAGACTGCGGCTCCGCTACCACTACAGCCGCGTCCATCTCTGCTTGCGCTTCCAGGAACGCGTCCGCGTCTTCCTTACCACGAGTGCGCTCGATTTCCATCGCAACCTGCAACCTATATTCTTCGTCTATGATGTGCATGGCACACCTCCTGTTTTAGTAGACAAGCATGGACCACTCAGGGTCCTCGATGTCTTCGTCCGCAGCCTGCACGAAATACGGGCAGTGCGGGTCTTGCCCAACCAGGCCCATGGCTTCCAGCCGAGCCCGTTTCACTTGATCGATGTGTTGCCAACCCTTAAACCACGTGTCGTCGAACTCCGGCAAAGCGAACTTCCGTTCCTTGAGCCAGATCACGATGTCCCAGTACGCACCCTGGTTCTTGTAGCGAAGCCAGTGGTTAATGCACTGGTCGATGTACGGCGGCTGGTGAATAACCAGTCGACGCTGGTCCAGCCAGTCCTGCATCGTGGTACGGGCCATCTCCAGTATTGCTTCGGCGGCATCCACGAATTGCGGGTCGATTTCCACATCGCCTATTTTGGTGAGCAGATCCAGTTCTTCGACTTCGTCCCCGTTCAGGAACGCAATCAGGTTCTGCAGCACCTTGTCCTCGTCCACCCGCTCATTCCGCGGATAGACAGGTTCCACGTACTCGAAGTCCGGATGGAAGTAGGAGCCCACCACCATATTCATGGTGTGTTCCGCGTTCATATCCGCATCAATGGGCCTGCCCACTGCGCACTGATCCGCGCCTTGATCAAACAGCGGGCGTCCACTGAGAAAGTGGGCGCATCTTTGGCAAAGCATATTCGCGACCTCCTTTAATCCCCTCTTTTTGAGCAACCGTCGCATTCAACCGTTGCTTCGAATGAGAAAGACCCATCGTTTACACACCCCTCACAGGGATTGACGATACATTCCGGGCATTCCGACATTGAACAGTTCTCAGCGTCGCAATCGAACCGGATATCATAACTGCATGATTGGATGTTGAATCCAGGCTGGAACCGTTGGATATCCAGGAGACCTTCCCAAATCCCTTCGGTGCAGCGTTTGGACGACCAGCCCGCCCAGAGTTCCACAAGGGCTTGTTGCGCTTCCATGTTGTCCATAACACGATCCGGAGCAACGTGGGTTATCGATTCGAACAGGATGTCAAAAGCTTCGACTATCGTTAGCATGTCGTCCCCTCCTACTTTTGGTCTTCATTGAGCAGTCGTTCGATCTGCTCGAGCGTCTTTTTCGGGATGTTGCGCCAGGCTTTACCCAGGCCTTCCAGTGTCTCACGATCCAAGCGTTCTTTCCTACGATGACGTTCAGGCTCGTCATCCCGCGGATTGTACTTCCTCTTGTTGTCTGCTACCATGGTGCTTATTCCTCCCTTGTGTCTGTGTAAGGACTTGCTACAGCGCCCACTGCTGTGAGCAGGCGCTGTGTGCAAAGCCTTACTTTCTTGCGGTGCGGATGCTGCTGAGCGCGTCCTTGTATGCGGAGCGCCCTACCTTGCGTGCCGCAAGCCTGTCCACGATGCCCTGCTTGGTACGTGCGGGCAGGACAGGGTAGCACACGCAGAGCACGAACATGAGGGCGAGCCCTACTACGAGTGCCGCTACTGCATAAATCCAACTGCTGTTTGTTGTTGTGTACATGGTGATGTACACCTCCTGTTTGTGTGCATGTACTTGTAGAGCACCCATGCTGGTGCTGTGTATACGTGCAACACCCTGCCTTAGCAGGGCATGTTACTGAGGGTAGTGGTATGTTATATATAGTACTTACGTACTATATATATACATACATGCATGTGTCGATTGATAAGGGTTCATGTGTACCCACACAGGGTGTTCTCTATGTGGGTACGTGATGAAGCCTTACTGCTTACTTCTGTGCTCTGCGTGCACGCAGTGTTGCGTACTCAGCCTTGCGAGCCGTCCTGCCTACCTTGCCGGAAGCCATACGGTCTAAGGCCCAGTCCTTCGTGCGTGAGGGCAGCAAGGGGAAGCATACGCATACTGCGAACATGAGTGCGATACCCAGCACCGCTGCTACTGCGAGCATAACCCAATTGCTACTGCTGTTGGTGGTGTACATGGCTTTGAAGCCTCCTGTGCCCTATCCACAGTATGCCGTGCATGCTAAGCATGCGTGGACAAGCATATCTATATTGAATAAGGACTTACCAAAGTCCCTCGATGATAGCTGAGGGACAATGGCAAAGCCTTGCTCAGAACCACACCTTGTACAGGACGCAACCCAGTACGAACAGGACGAACGCTGCTGCTGCAATCTTGTTTGCGTGCTTAACGAACAATTCTTCGAAGTTCATGTGCTCACCTCCTTTCAAGTGGGGTGCCCTCGTACTTCAAAAGGGATACGATGCGTAGCATCACCAAGATCACATAACGGAGCATGGTCAGGTCCTACAGAACACCCGGTGGGCTCCGAACGTTCTTTCACGGTACCATAGCACAAATAGGCAATACCCTTCCTCGGCCCCGAAGTTCGCCTTACGTCCGCTTAGCATGTATGCCCCTCCAGATACCTTGTGGGTGCGTTCCCTACGGAGGTTGTCCGCGGAAACAGCCTTCCCGCCAAAATAATATGAGGGACTTATTCCCTTTAAGGCGCCGCTGTGTTATGCTTGGGATGCATCGGGTGAGCCAGAATGTTTGCCGCGCCGGCACGCCACGCCGGCGGGCGCCTAAACCAAAGCGCCGGTCCTCCCATCCTCCGGGACCGGCTCTTTGCATTTTGAAAGGAAGCCCACCTTGCCCGGCCCGATTTGAAAAGCTTGACACCCTCCGCGGCCCGGGTGTATGATAATGGCATGATGCTTTACAATTACCGGATACGGGATGTGGTAGTGGTGGACGGCGGGACGTTGTCGGCATTGGTGGACCTTGGGTTCTCAATCCAGGTGCACCGGACGATCCGGCTGGCGGGCGTCCATTGCCCGGAGCTGTGCGACGGCGCCGGCCCCGCGGCACGGGCTTTCACCCAGCGGTGGTTCTCCCAACGGAAGGGGAAACCGTTCTGCGTCAGCACCGTCCGGGACTACAACGGGGAGCCGGGGCAGTACATGGGGTTCGTGACGACGTTGCCTGATAAGATGGATGAGACGTTTGTCGGGGACTGCTTGAACGAGGACTTGCTTACGGCCGGTCACGCCACTCGAGTAAAATGGTGACGAGCCTCTAATTCGTAACCCTCACATACATCATGGCGCCCGGATACCGCGGCGCACGCGGCTGCCCCAGGGCAGCTTTTTTGTTTGCCCACATCTTCTCAAATGATCGTGTGGAATGTATAATACTTATGAACGTATTGCATGTTTTTACCTCACAGACAGCCGCTTTCGCAGAGCGGTTGTTTTTGTTATGGCGACTGCCGTTAAACAAAAACCGCCCGGTTTCGGGCGGCTGGGCCATGGCGCAACCCTCCGATCAAATGGGAAGATCAAACATCACCAAGTGTCCTGGTGGACGCCGCGGTGATTGAAACCTTAGTATAGGCGACCGTAGGCGCGGTTGTCAACCGCTTCCCCACGGAAACACCACTTCCGCGGAGAATCACTGCAAACGCAGATCCGTGACCATCCGCGCCCACGGCCAACCCGGGCCGAGGTCGTACTTGTCCCGGCGGAACTGCTGGTGCGTCGTGATGCCGTTGAACGAGTTCACGGCCGGGAGCGCGTACTGTGTTTTGTCGCCCGGCCACACCTTGCGCGAAATCCCCGTGTTGGCTGTCATCAGCCAGTCCACCAGATTGAAGGTAGCGGCTACCTGCTGTGGCGTGAACTTCACCGTGCCGCCGGCGTCCTTGTTCGGCTTGATATCGATTTGGTCCGCCGGCCATTCTTTGTGGACGTAGTCGTACCACTTGCCGTTCTTCAGCCACACGGGACCGATGTTGACGATCTCGATCCCGATGCTCCGTCTGTCGTTATTCCAGTTGTTGTTGTAGTCTTTTTGGCCCAGGTGGTACGACCAGTATTTCGGGTCGAACAACTGGTAGATTTTGCCATCCCGGCCCACCACGTATGCCGTGGCCACGCGGCCTGGCTGCTTGAACGTGGCGATGGCGCTGTCGGCGGTGTAGCCGGCTGTGAAGTGAAGCACCACCAGGGTCTTCTTGACCACTTCCTGCCAGTAGTCGCCCTTGGGCAGATTCACATCAATGTGCGCGGGCTCGCCGCTCCGCGGGCCGGTCCCCGGCTCCGTCTTGGTGACGAGCTGCGTGATTTCAGCGTTTGTGTGAGCGACTTCGACGACCGCGGGCGGGTCCGTCCACCGGCCGGGCATCGTGACGAGCTGCCCCACCTTCAATTTGCTCGGGTCGCTGATTTTACTGGCGGCACTCACGGACTTCAGGATATCTTCGCTGAAGCCGCCATAGAACTTCTTTATGATGGCGGTTAGTGTGTCCCCCGCCGCCACCACATACGTTCGGTTTGTCGTTGACATCGAGTTCCTCCTCTGTTTTGGATTGTACGGAAAGGATAGCACAAATAGGTGAACATAGTCAATATTGTATGATTGGTTGACTATTTGGCTGAGGCGCATCTATAATGCAGGTATGGAAGCAAATGTGACATTATTGTTACCTGTTGCGGCGGTGGCCTATCCGGACCGTGTCTGGATGCCTGATTGTCCACCCGCCTGCAGAAGGTGTCTCGCCCAGATATTGTTCCCGGAGGTTTTCGGCATTGTCGACATTAACAAAGCCGCCAAGCTACCTGAGCGTCCAAATACAGGAGATGGAACGCACCCTCGGTAACGAGGATGCCGACTTCTTGTTGGGCGGCACCGCGATCATGCGGTGCACTGGCAAAAATAGCTGCCTGTACGAGGACACGTGCCCGTTCTGTGAGACGGGGGCGGTAGCGTCCCCGCCCGTCGGCGACAACTGCCCGGTCGAAGTAGTGTTCTTGAGACGCATGTTCGACGGGTATAAAGGCGAGGTCTGTCCGGACGGGGCGAATTGGTCCATGATGTGTTTGTTGCGGGACCTGGTCGGGCTCGAACTGGAAAAGATGCGGTGCGAACGGATATTGTCCATTGACGGCGCCGTCATCGAACTCGTGTCCATAGGCTTCGACAAGGGGTCGGGTACGATCATCTCAAAGCCTGAAGCCACTGCAAAGCTCGTGGAGTGGCGGACGCTGGTGGACAAAAAGGTGCGGCTCATGGAGCAGTTGGGCCTCACCCCGAAAGCCCGCGCCGCGATTGGGTCCACAGTCCAAAAAGACCCGAGTTCGTACGCCGCGGAACTGGTCCGTGTGTTCGCCGACATCATGTCCGCGCGTAAGCGCCAACTTGGGGAGGATCGCCATGCTTCGCAGAAGGTTTTTGGCTCCTTTGGAGATGGCGCGAATGATATCGCCGATAGCCCGGGCCGTCCCCGCACGATTGAGATTGGAGCCCCAAGGATTAATGCATCCGATGATATCATCGATGCAAAGCGGGTTCAGCCCTCCCCATGGCGCAGTCCCGGGGAGGTCCAGGGCAATTGCCTCGATGTTTCTGTTGCAGGGAGAGTCCCATCTGAACACGACAATCGACCTGCAGGCCCGGCAACTGATCAACACGGCGGAGTTCTCGGCGGCCCAAGTTCCGGGGATCCGGCAGCGCGCGATGGCGGGCGGCCTGACCCGGAGCGGAATCTCGACGCCCCAGGACCTGAGGAGACAAATAGCGGAATTGCCGCATGTGAACCTCCGGTCACTGGAACAGTCGGCGGCCCAGAACCGGGCCGATGTTATTGGGGAAATCAACCAGAGGATGTCGAAAGAGAGGAAGCGCCAGATGATGAAGGCCTCACGGGCTACTGTCGAGGCGCTCCAGACTGCTGATAAACAGAACCATCACTTAATGGGAACGGCAAGGTGGCTGTAATTGCCTGAATACTCATACAAGTTCAAATACCCCCGCAATACCGACGCGGTTGAAGTCATCCAGCACTCACGTGAAATGCTGGACAATGCTCCACTGAAAAGATTGATCCGGGGGACTACCGGGGCGGCCCGTGGTATCGGACTGCCGCTGATGGCCCGCGGCGCCGCTTTGCCTTTCCAAGCCGGGGCCGCCGCATTCGGCGGTGTCCGGTTGCTTACTCATTCCGCGGGCAGGACGCCGATAGGCGGCGCGTTGCGTGCCATAATAGTGGATGCTCCAGCGGCAATTGTGGCGGCACCATTCAAGATACTTGGAAAAGGGATCGAGGCGGGCCTTCATCAAATGCGCGGCGATATGAATGCCGCGATTGAAGTATTCAATCCGGAACTTGCGGCGGCGCGCAGAATGGGACAGGCAGCCGGAATCGCCGAGGACGCTCCCGCGGTGGCTCGCCTTGCTGAAAAACACGAGGGTCTCATCGAGGATATTAGACGTACACAGAAGGAATACCACCCGCTGCACCGGCGGGCGCGCAAGGGGCAATATTTGGCTCCTGAAGAAATATCAGAGTTAGAGGCATTGATGGGCCGAGGGCGTGCCCTGGAAAGAGAGAGGGTCGGGGTTGTCCATGAACTGAGCAAGCTCAGGGGCGCTGGTGGCCTCAATCTGGTTAATCCGGCGGGTCGTATGCAGGCTATGAAAGGCACATTCGGCCGGACTGTTGCAAGAGGAATTACTGTAGGAGGCCTTGGTGCTGTAGGCTTCGCGGCCGTGGCATTAACCCTCGCGGCGCCCTCGGGACGCAAAAAGCGAATCCTTGAAGTGGGCGGCGAAAGCGAACAGGCCAAGGCGATGTATGTGAATTATCCAGGCACGGCGAACACGCCACACGGCGCCGTGGATGGCGATCTGGTCTTTGCGGCGCACAACCTGCACGGTTCCGGCCGTGGCGGATCCTATTTATAAAGAGGTAAGGAATGCCAGGACAATTTTCAGCACCAGCGAAGTGGCCGATCGCGGCTTCAGGCGCCGGCGGAGGCGTGGCGCAGGCCGTACATGGTCTTGGTGGCGCGGCTCTACTTCCGTGGGCTGGTGTTGAACTCGTAACCGGAGAAACCACCGGTCACAAAATCGGGGGAGCCACTGGTGTGTTTGCAGGCCGTGGAGCCCAGATGGCCACGGAGCGGATATTCGCCAGGTACGCCGCCGGGCTCGCCAAGGGTGTTGTCGGTATAGGCACGGGGCTGGTGGTCGACTTCCTTGTGTATTCCGGAGTCCGGTGGGCCTTCGGCAAGATGGAAGACGAGATTCGCGACGACAACATACGGACACGGCAGGCCATGCGCATCGGGTTCCATACTTCCGACGTATTCCATACCAATGAGAAGCGCCTGCTGACGGGACGGCAGGAATCTTTACGCGCTATCCAGTCGTCGATATTGAATGCCCGGAGTTCCGTTGGGCGCGAAGCGGCGATGATGCGCAGGAGCGTGGACGATTACTTATGAACGAACAAGTATATTCTCCCGAGATGGTCCCGGAACAGATCCACCACATCCCGCCCCCGCCGGAATTCTTTACCCGTGACATGTCCTATTATGAGCCGGACTGGGATGGCATTCCGGAGCTTGCCGCGGCGTTCCCTGACGAGAAGACACGGACTGAATTATCAATGCTCGTGGACCCATGCAAGTGGGCGGCCCACGAAATCAAAGTGATCGACCCGGAGTCGAAGAAGATCGTCCCTTTCGCGGCGCGCTGGTATCAACAGGAACTGTTACAGGACAACGCCCGTTATCAGGTTTGGCGGCTCGGCAGGCAGGTGGGTAAAACCACGATGCTCATGATCAAGGCCCTGCATCATGCCTTCACTCATGAGAATTCCAAAACCCTTATATTAACCCCATACGACGAGCAGGTTAAGAAGATATTTTGGGACCGGCCCGGAATCAACTTCATGATAGAAGAAAGTTCCACGCTAATGGCAGCCCGTGTCGGCCGGCTCACGAAGTCTCCGCCATACAGAGTACGATTCAACAACGGCAGCACCATCACGGGAATGACGTCCGGGACCAAGTCCGGCGCAAGCGGTGGCGCTTCCCGTGGCAAGGACGCCGACTTTATTATCCTGGACGAAGCGGACTATCTTGACGATAACGACCTCCGGACCATTATGGGTATCCGTATCGGTAACCCCAATATCCGCATGGTGGCGTCATCCACCCCTTGTGGCAAACGCGGGCTGTGGTACGACTGGAACCATAACAGCAGGTGGAATGTCCATCACTATGCTTCGGCAGTGGTCCCTCACTGGGATAATATTATGGACTACGACCAGTACGGTAATCCCATCACGTTTGGGCAAGAAATACTGGCCGGCTTCGATGAATACGGAATCATTACGGAAGTACTCGCTGAGTTCCCCGAGGAGCTCATGGGCGTATTCCAAAAGTATTACCTCGACATCATGTTTGGTGTGCCGGAAGCGCTGGCTTCCGCTAATATATCAAAGAACTACAGTGCGTACAAATACCCCGCTCGTCCAAACTACCGGACCAACAAGCGCGTCATGGGAGTGGACGTGGACAAGTACGCCGCGGGTCCCGAAATAGCCATCATCGAATGGAACGATCAATTGAATGCCGCGTTCATCTTGCACAGGCAGACGTTGCAGCGCGGCCGCAAGGGAGAATTGACGCTCACCAAGCTGGCCGACACGATCTGGGAATTGGACCAGCAATTCAAGTGCGGGTTCATCTATGTGGACCGCGGGTATGGCGAGATGGTGATCGAGACCCTGCACAAACGCGGCCACGATGCTGGCGACCGCGCATTCGTGGACAAAGTTAAGCCAGTGTTCTATGGAGACTCCATCGAGGTGCCGGATCCCGTCAAACGGGGCGTGTTCACCAAGATGCCGATCAAACCATATATCGTGAACATGATGTCGCGGTTCACGGAACGCATGGCCGTGTTCGCTTCGATGTACGACATCAAACTGAAAGTACAAATGGAGAACTACCACGTGGTTGCCCGGAGCGCCATCAGTGGCCAGCCGCGCTACACATCCAAGAACGAACACGCGCTGGATGCCGTGATGTTTGCGATGTTCGGACTCGTGGCCAACTTCATGGATGAGCTTATCTTTCCTCGTGGTGCCATTGGCTCCGTAGTGCGCCGATACAACGCCAGCCCGTCCCGGCCTTCATATATCGATCCGTGGACGGATGCCCGCATGCCCAAGATGGACCCGCGGATGCGGCCGGATGTTATGCAGATACACGATCTGCCGGATGGCGCCCGCAGGTCTTTGGCCCGCACGGCATCCCGCAACCGCCGCTCCTATAGCACGGCTCCTCCGCGGACTGCATGGGGCGGATATCGAAATACCAGGAGCCGTTGATGTTCACGATAGACACCGGCATGCGCCCCGTGGGGTTGCGCAACCGCTCCTTTCCCGCGTCCAGTACCACGCGGACCAATGCGGAAATCCAGCGCGATATAGATATTAGTGTAATAGGGCTTGCAAATGCGCAAATCACGGTGTACAATCATGTTGAGAAGAGGTCCCGGGGCCTGTTAGACCGGTATCTCGCCTACTTTGGAACCACGACCGCACGAAACTGGGCGCCCGTGTTTGTGGGGATAGCGGGGGGTACTATCCCGGTAATCCCGCCAGACGAAGCCCAATTCACGAACATTGCGGTCCCGGCATACGAGAACCTAGAGAACAAGCTGCTGGTGCTCTCCCAGAGAATCACGGCAGCAGAGAACGAGTATCGAGCCACGGGCGGTTTGGAAGCCCTTGCAGAACGGAATCGGTTGCAACACGATCTGGAAGTTCTTGCAACCGGGAAGCTCCGTTCCAAGACACAGAGTCAAGTCCCCAGCCTGGAAGCACAACAGGATAAGATGCAGCGTCGCGTTGTGGAGTTAATGGACTCTGGCGCGGACATGTCGCTGATTCAGCAGGCCGACTATTATGTCTCCCAGCTTCAGTTCGAGCGGGAGTTCCGAGACAAAATAGAGGGTTCCGCTGAATACGTTTTGAAGGACATCGTCAAGGACGAAACGGAAAACCTTCAAACGACCAGTGACATTGCCCAGTCAAGTAGCGTGTTTTCGTTTACCACGCAGGAAGAGGCCTTCGACTTCTCCGCCAGTTTTGTAACGCTGCCGCCGAGCGCGCGCGACGACGCTTTCGCAAGTGTCGATGCCGCGTTTACGGAGAGCTCCCGGAGGGAGGCCGTTATTCAGGAAGGTTTGGTGACAGCACTTTCCAGAAGCATCGTGCCCCAGGCCGCGGAGAAAATGTTCGGGGACAAAATCGCGGCCCGCTATTCCAACAGGCTGGTGCAAAAGATACAGCATTTGCTGACCAAGTACGATTACGATGGAGATGACATCGTCAAGAAAATGGATGACTTCATGGTCCGCCGCAATCCGATGTTTCAAGTGTTGCTCGAGGGAATGTCCGCATCCTCTCCGGATTTGAACCAGCGGGTGCGGGACTACTACCATCTATCGGCATACGACATCAACCTGTCCAGGGTGGGTCTGGCCTTTGCAAGGAAGCAGATGCAGTTCGATCTCACGAAACAGTTCATGCGAGACCTACACACACAGGTCTTCAAGAAATGGGGCGGCGACGCACAAAAGCTGCGGATCAAAATCCACGAATTCATAGCAGCGAAACACCTGGAGAGTCTGACCGACAAAGCGGAAGGGTCCCTCACGTCAGGGATCGTGGATATAGAATCCCTGCTGGATCCCACCACCCGGAGGGAGTTGTTCGACCGGATCGGGTCTCAATTGATGAATGTGCTTCAGTCCGCGGCACAGCGCGCATCAGACAACGGCGGAAGGATATAGATGGAAAAGACGACGCTCAGCCGGAGAATGCGGGCTTTTATCAATCCGTCGAGAACGGAAGCCCCACGCGCCCCGGACCTGATGAGCAACAATGTAAAGGGCAAGCCCCGGCGCATAAAGAAGTCGGGCCTTTCCTATTCACCCGGCCAGGGAGGATCGTTTAATGGCGGCCGGATATATGAAGCTCCCCTATTTGACCTCAACGAAGTACGAATAGCATGTGAAGTGGACTCCTTTGTCCGTCGCAGCATTAACAGGCATTGCGACGTATTCACGAAGGAAGGATACGTTATTAAGGGCAACCCAAAAGCCGTGAAGTACTTGCGGCGCCGGCTGGCATACATGGCCACGATGACCGGGAAGCCGCTGAGTATCTTCTTTGGCGAATGCGCCGCGGACTTTATCAAATACCATAACGTATTCCTTATTAAGGGCCGGCTGGACGACGGGGAGTCCCTCCCGGGGATGACTCTCCGTGGAATCACGGATAAGCAGCCAATCTCCGCATACTTCAAGATTGCCGCGCCCACGGTCAGTGTGGCGCGCAAGCGCGTGGGCAATGAAATATTGATGTGGTTGCAAACAGTAAACGAATTCATGCCACAGTTGCAGACAGTCGGTCCCGGTAATCTGCAAACCTCAAAAGGTGGAGAGCCCAATAAGGTCCTGATCCAGCCCCGCAACATGGTACACTTTTACAAAGACCGTGAAGAGGGCGAAGTCTTCGGAACCCCATTCGTGTTGCCAACCATCCCCGACGTCAAGACCCTCCGAGAGATCGAGGGGTACGTTGTCGAGATGGTCCACTTGTTTGCGGACCCCGTGGTCACGTGGCAAGTCGGCACGGAAGCAAACCCAGGCCAGGGGCCGGACATCGAGGAGACGGTGCAGCAGGTGGAGGCCGGGCCGGTATCCGGCATCTACGTCATCCCGGGAGACCAGAAGATCACAGTGCATGGCGCGGCCTCGGGCGTCGATGCCATTGAGTATCTGCAGTACTTCGAGAACCGGGTGTTTACTGGATTGGGTACTTCGCAGACCCAGATGGGGCGAGGTGATACTGCGAACAGGTCAACCGCCACGTCCATGGTCAGCGAGTTCATGGATCGCGTCCGGGGGTACCACAAGGACTTTGCGGCGTTCTTCAACGAGCTGATTATCAACGAGCTTCTTCTCGAAGCAGGGTTCGATGTCTATGACGAGGAAGCGACCGCATGGATCGAGTTTACCGACCCGGACGTGGACACCAAGACCGTTATTTACAACCAGGAGATACAGAAATTCACCAACTTCCTCACGACGCGGGCGGAAGCTCGTGAGCGCATGGGGTACGACGAGTGGACGGAAGAGGATAATGATGACAGTTATTTGAACCTGATTAAGGTACCGCTGGCTATCATTCAAGCAATTGATGAGCCCTACACCCAGGATGCCAAAAATGCGCTCAAGAATGCCGGGGCGCCATCAACGGCACAAGCGAATCCACCGGACCCGAACAAGCCCGCCGGGGCTGCAAAACCAGCGGGCGGCGGCAAGGCCAAGGCGCCGGCCAATCCCAACAAACCAAGCAATCAGCACGGCACTACAACCAAAAAAACCAAAGGGTCTGAGGGCTCGGTGGAACTGGGCGGCATGACCGATATAAGGTCCTTCTTCAAAATCCTGGTACAGCATATCCGGGGGATGGGCGGGTCTTATGATGAGGTCCAGTCTCTGATGGCGGCCATGCTGGACGTGGCATACAACGAACGAATATCGAAGAATGGCTACGAAGAATTCAACGTGGCCATTCAGCGCGAGTTCAACCACATGCGGACCGGTATCGTTGGAATGGTACAGTCGCGCTATTCCAAGGACGCCGACCACTTTAATCTTGGGGAGGCCTCCATAATCTTCGGCGCTTTTGAAGATGCAATCAGAGGGGTCATGGAGGGCCACCTCCGCGGCCAGTTCGAAACCGGAATGAGGCAGTGCATAGACGACACGAAACTCAACGGTATCGATCCAGACAACGCGGAATCCCGAGTGTCGGAACTCCTGGATCACTATGCAACCGACTGGCAGCAATATACGAAACTGATTTACCAGAGGATTGTCGCGTCAGTATCGAAAGCGACGCATCGGGAAGAGGCCGTTGAGCTTACACAGGGCGTTTTCGAATCCCTCACGTACCTGGTTGAAGCCAAGGCCAAAACCGAATATTATCACGCAAGGAACTTCGGTTACGGATACGCCGCGTATGCCGTGGGAGAACAGGCTCTTGTCATCCAGCACTTCTCCCGGTGCGTGAAGTGTGGCCACAAGGACCGCATCGCATTAGATGGGTTCTCTCTATACACATTACCCCCGTTCCACTATAATTGCGAGTGCGAGGTCAAGGTGGAAAGGTAAGACAAGGAGGCTCTATGTCAAAATTCATGATCGGTATTCTTGAGTCCTGGGAGCAGGTCCCCAGCCAGCTGTCCTTCGTATCCCCAGTACGAGGACAGTACTCCCGGGTCAACTTCGGAGAAGGTATTGCCGACATGCTGGCGACCGAGTCCTCCGAGTTAAGCCAGGCCCTGCAGGACGGATCCATTCGTCCGGAGATATGGGCGATTGAGGAAGGCTCCACGAAGAACCATAACCGGTACCAGGGAAGGAAGCTCATCGGCGGTTCCCCAGACCCCGAAGGCAACCCAAGCGGTGTCCAGTCCTGGTTCTACCCATTCCCCAAGCCGATCCTCGTCAACCATGATTTGGATGTCGACCCGCTGGGCAGAGTAATGACCCCCGAGGATGCCAAGTATGTTCGTCGCAACGGCAAGGGTGGGATTTATATCTACCCTGAAATCACCCAACCGGAAGGTATCGGAAAGGTGTTCCGCCGGGAATACATGACGGGCAGTATCGGCACCCAGAGTGACTCCGCGGTGTGTTCCATCTGCGGCCATGATATTGTGGCCGCGCAGGAACCATGCGACCACTGGAAGGGGCGCAGGTACAAGAACGGATCGCAGGATCCCAAAGGCGAAATGGCTGAATGGATTCTGGGCAACTTATGGTTCCAGGAGTATTCGTTCGTGAACCAGCCGGCCAAATCAACGTCCGGTGTGACGCGCGTGAATACGAAGGAAGCATTCGAGGCCTATCTTCAGTCACACGGCGACATCGTCATGAGCAGCGAAAGCGTGGGGAAACGCACATGCTATAACTGTCAGGGCGACGGGCACGTCTGCGACGGTAAGGGGAAATGCCTTACCGAGCCGCAGGAAGCCTTTTACATCGTCAAACTGGACACCCCGCGCATCCATTACTGGATGCCCAAGGAGTACCAGACGACCGCGGGATCCGCGTCAGCAACCACAACAACGAAGGAGGGAGCTGCAATGGTTAAGCTCGTCATTCCAGCCGGCGAACTTATTGAAGCCAAGTTATCATCCGCAGCTCGCAACAAGCTTCCTGACAGCGCCTTCTGTGGACCGGGACGTTCCTATCCGGCCCACGACGCCGCTCACGTGCGGAATGGCCTGGCAAGACTGTCGCAATTCGGGGCAAGAATGCCGGCCGCCACACGAGCAAAAGTCCTTGGATGCCTCCGGAGCCGAGCCTCAAAGTTCGGCATCAAAGCCGGAGGAGCCGATAAGAAAGAGATGGTTCTTCTTACCGGTGACGAGGCGAATGCATGGATCGAGCAGTACTGTGCATCCAACAGTCTCAAGGATGCGTACGACATTCTCGCCCCAAAAACAGAGGCGGAAATCGACGCGATGCTCGCCACCGCGTGGGCCGAAGCGGACTCTGAAGGAGTGCGCGAGGCGGAGCGCGAGGAGATGCAGAAACAGGAAGAGTTCCTCAAGAGTCTTCCCGAGAACGTATTCTGCGGTCCCAACCGCTCATTCCCCGTCATCAACTATTTCGCCGTCCAGGTTGCGAGAGCCGAGCTCTCATGGCCCAACGTGCGGGAGAAGATGTCGGAAGCTCAGCGAGCCCAGATAGCGAATAAGATCGACGAACTGGAGCAACAGCTGGACGAATCCGGTGAGTTTGCCACGGAATCGGCCATCACGAAACCAGAATGGCTGGAGTGGGATGATCCAGTCACCCTGGCCAACATGATCGAGACTGCGGTTCCGTCCGCGGTCGAGGGGTTCAAAACAGGAGAGTCGACCGAAACGGACACAACGACACCGTGCCCAAATTGCAAGACTCATGCCGAGGCCCTCACCGAGGATGCGAAGGAACAAATCGCACGGCTCGAAGACCAGGCCAGCGTTTTGCGCGAGCAGAACAAGCAGTTGCACGCCGAACTGGATGCGCTCAAAGCGACTTCCGAGTCGCAGAAGCAGGAGATCGCACACCTGCAGGAGCAAAACGCCGAGCTTGGCGCCAACACCCACAAGGAACTTTTGGACCGTCTGGTAATGGCGAAGATTGCCACGGGCACCAAGAGGACCGAGGAGCAACTGCGCGAGCATTATGCGAAGATGTCCGTCGAGACGCTCCGCGACATGCTCGATGATGTAACCCAGGAAACCAGCGCCACGGCAACCACGTTGCCGGCCGCGCGCCCCGCTACTGAGTCTGGAACCGCCCCGGTGGGTGCTTCGGTCGAAAGCACAACCCAGGACGCACCTCCCAAAGACACGCCAAAGGTTTCCCGCTTTGAACAAGCGGTTCAAGCCACCGGCGCGACCAAAGAGGCAAAGGCTCAGAAGAGGTAAATATCAAGCCTTTAAGGAGGGCTGAATCATGGCAACAGCAAGAACACAAGCCCGCCCTAACGTTTACGGAAGCGGCGGACTTATGCCACAGCCGTACATTGACCGGAGCGCGACCGGACGCGGACGAACCAACAACCGGCTTATCCGCGGCCCGAAGGTTGACGTGGTGCCAATGTATGGGCTGGAGGTAGACCCGGCGCCTTCGGCCGACATCCACACCAGTTTGTCGGTCAGTAAGGCACTGAGTTACAAATGGACGCATGACCAGAACACGGCGTCCCAGGGACTCGTTGTGCTCCCCAAAGGGCACATCGTGTCTTTCAACAACAACGGCCTGCTCGACTACGCGGACTGGGACGTCCGCGGTGGTAACTACGCGCAGACGCAGTACCTCAACGGAATGTCCTACCTCAACCTGTTCCGTCCGGTAGCCGACCGGCTGGCAGCCAATCGACCTGGCATCGCCACCCGCGGTTACTTCGAGCTCCCCGTGTTCGCATCCTATGCGGATGCCGTAGCGGCCAACCACCGCTGGGGCGCGATCATCGCCTACAACGGCGAGATCAAGCCGGGAGACCTGATGCGCGTGTGCGGCAGCACCAAGGAAGGCGTGCTGTCCGTGGGCTGGCTGACCAACAAGCAGAACACCGCGGGAGCCAAGATCACCGCGGCCACACAGGCGGCCGACCGCGCATTTTGCCAGGTGTACGAATTCGATGACGGCCCGACATTCGAAGGCCTGTTGAACTGGGTTCAGTTCGACAACCCCTTCGAGTTCGAGTTTGGCAAGGGCATGTGGACGGGCGATCCCGCCGACGACGGCTACGCCGATTACGAGGGCAACAAACGCCGCTACTGGAGAGACCCAAGCTCCCCAACCGGCTTCTCGTACGGACCGAATGCGGCCGGCGAAGGCATGTACCCGTACGACCCGCGCCTGCAGGACCCGCTGTTCCGCGACGCCATGGGCATCCCCAACCTCACGGACGGGGCCAACTGGCAGAGCTGGCAGCATGACAAGATCAGCAGTACGACTGGCACGGCAACGACACTCGTGTTCAAGCTCTACTACTACCGCTTTGCCGGTATCGGACAGGCACTGAACCTGGCGGGCACCGGCGCGTTTGTCGACGAGGGCGATTTACTCGTCGAGCCCGTGGGGGACCCCCTGGTTCCTTCCACGGCGGACTCGTTCACCACATGGATCCAAGCGGAAGCCTGCTGGAATATCGGCTCGGCAATCGCGTCATGCGTGGACGATGGGGTCGGTACCATTACCATTACCGTCACTGGCTTAACACCCAGTACTCCGGGCACTTCCGTGGATTGCTTCTTCCGCGCACAGGGCCAGGTCGCCGGAGTCCCAGTCAACATCGACATCAGCAGGTGCATCGGGGTCGCCCGGTTCGCCATGATGGTGAGATAAAGAGGAGGGAACATGCTTACCAAGATTTTCAGCGCGACCGAGTCGCTCAAGGAATGCAAAAGCATCTCGCAAGTAGGTCAGCTCGTTCTCGGCCTCGAGGCGAAGAACATTGAGGTCAACTACGACAACCGGCTGCTCGATGCCCTGTCCGAATTCAATCTCGGCACCAAGGAATCCGAACGCATCTCCCTCAGCGAGTTCCTCACGAGCGACGATGCGTCGGTCCTGCTTCCGCGGGTGATCTACGGAACACTTCGCGAAGCCGCCGAGCCACTGCTCATCTTCAAACAGTTCTTCAGCATTGTGCGCCTGAACGCCGGAAACTCAATAGAGTTCCCGTCCGTCAGCGCCATGACCGCCGGCGACATCGCCGAAGGTCAGCCGTACCCCAAAGCGGTCGTGGACTTCGGGCTCCACAAGAGCCTGGAGATCAAAGTCGGCAAGTTCGGCATGGCGTTCGGCGCCACCGACGAAGCCATCAGCGACTCACTGTGGGACGTCATCGGGCTTCTGACCCGCGGCGCCGGCCGAGCCATGGCCCGCTGGGAAGAGACCAAAAGGGCGAACAACTTCCACATGCACGCGCACGTGCGTTTCGACGGCGAGTCCGTGGAGGGTTCCATGGAGCACCCGACAGGCTACGGGTTCAATCCCACCCTGGCCCCCGGCTCCGCTCCCGGCGCCACCTCGCTTGCCCTCAACGACACTCTTTCGACTCTCGACTGGATCGAGATGATCGCCACACTTATGGCCCATGAGTTCACGCCCACAAACGTGCTCATGCACCCGCTGTACTGGCCTTCGTACGCGAAGACCATCTACTTCGGTGGCCTGGGCAACGTCTCGAAACGGTGGGACCCGAAAGGCGTTCCGCTGGGCGAGGGTGCGATCGGAGCGGCCCTGCCGTTCGCAATCGATCCCATTCTCACACCGCGCGTGTTCTTCGACAAACAGAAGAAAGTTGGAGACCTGTATGTCGTGGACCGCAACGAAGTCGGCGTCGAGCTCGTCAAAGAGGAAATGTCCTCGGACGAGTGGAAAGAACCCGAAGCCGACATCCGCAACATCAAGGTCAAAGCCCGCAAGGGATGGGGCATCCTGAACAAGGGACGCGCCGTCATCTGCGCCCGCAACATAGCGGCTCAGCCGAGCTACGACCCGACCGTCACCTTCACGCACCAGGTGTAAGGTCTGTAAAGAACAAGCAAAAGGCACGGGGGAGCTTCGGCTCCCCCGGCCCCTTGCTTCTCGGAGGAATCCATGTATAAAGTCATGCTCGACATCGGGAACCTGAACTTTCATGCAAACGACTGTATCCCACCGATTACGCTAAACCGATACATGCCCGAGGCGGAAGTCGAAGAGATAACGCCCACGCTGCAGGCGGGGATCGAACAGGGACTGATACACATCATGGACCTGTCGGCGCCGGACGCCGAGGATACGTCGGAGCAGGAACCAAACGACGGCTTCAACGACAACCCCGAAGAGGCCATCGCCAAGGGCGGCCGGCCCACCAGCGAACAACGCTGCGAAGCAAAGACAAAAAGTGGGTCACGCTGCAAGAACAAGGCGCTTCTGCACTCAAAGCATTGTTCCAAACACATCACTCCGGAAGAACTGACCATCGTTGATACCAAACTCGCCGAGGGATAATAACCGCCATGGTTTTTGGCTTTGTAGACGATCTCAGAGTAACCAGAGTATCACCAAGAGAGATCCAGTCCAACGTATCCCTCGACTCGGAGATTCTGGTATACTTTTCCCAGGCGGTCGACCGCGACACACTGACAGCGGGGACTTTCATCGTTGCCAGTAACAGCATGCGGCCCATTCCGGGTTATGTGAGTTACGAAGCCACGCAGGCCGGCGAATTCATTGGCCGGTTCCGTCCACAGCAGCCGTTGGATCCACAGACAACTTACCAGGCGACCATCGTGGGTCTGGCCAATCCATTCACGGGCGGGACCAATGCTGTCGTCAAGAATATTGTCGGCAACAGCATGGGCAAAAACTTCGTGTGGAACTTCTCCACCGGAGACGTGTCCATCCAGCCGCCGTCCGCGGAACTCCCGTTTGAATATTCATCCATTTACGACACGCGGCCGCTCTTCCGATGGGCGCCCGTCACCGCGGCCGAGTCCTACCAGATTGAGATCGGGTACTCCGAACTCATGGACCCATTGCTGGTGCCACCGGCTGGCCAGCCCGCGGTGATTATTCCCGCCATCGATTCGGAGACGCAACTTCCAAACACTGAGTGGCGCCCGGACGAGGAACTCCCGGCTGGGGTCCAGTACTTTTGGCACATACGAACATTGGTGGCCGGACAATGGAGTGCGTGGTCACTGCTCCACTCGTTCTACGTGTTGGAGCCAGGGCAGGAAGCCCCATACGTACCTCAGACGACCGGGCCAACCTGGGAGAATGTAGGCCAGGTACTTTCCGGCAACGAACCCTTCATGATTATCGGGATCGATCCGCCTGACTTTTCCATGAATGTTGACCCTGAATATTTCCGTGTTACGTTCAATCGCAATATAAACCCCGATACCGTTGATCTGAGTTGCGTGACCTTGTTCGGCAATAAGATACTGCAGTCCGATCCGAACGTGCGCGAACCGGGTACAATAGGAATAGAAAGCGTGTACGTGGACGAGGACGAACCAAACGTTCTGATCATCGTGCCGGAAGGCGGGACGCCACCAGGCCCATCCCCGTCACCGGGGACAGGGAGCGGCGGTATGGACATCCAGCAATACGAGAACCTGTTCCGGGACATCCTGCATGTCAGTGGCCGCCGGTGGGCGTTTGGCAAGCACTTCATGGACGTGACGGAACGCGTTGAGGGAGAAGACGAACTTTATACAGACACGCTGCACGGGGAACTCCGGTTCACTCGCCGCGCTCCGTATGCGCCGGCCAGCACGTGGAAGCACACAATCTTTGAGCTGGAACTGGCTGGGGAAACGGCCTCTGTCGAAGTCCGGGCACGGTTCACAATGCCTGACGAGACCAATTTACGCCTGTACGTATCCGCCGACGATGGCATGACCTACTCCGAAATATTGTTCTCGTACGACCCGGCCAAAGAGATACAAACGGGGATAGCGGATGTCGTACAGGGAAACAAGATGAAGGTCAAAGTGGAAATGCGCGTCATGGACGAAGCCCTTACCCCGGCCATGGAATGGTTCATAGTCTTATTCAACGAGGCGCTGTTGTAACATGGACGGATCGACACCACAGGAGCGAGTTCGCGGCAAAGCTACCCTCGCCATGCTGGGCGGCGGTGGCTTTGGTGCGGCTTCAATGTATTCCGCCGTGTCAGGAGCAAGCCGCGGCCTCCCACCGATGCTCGCCGGCAATCGGATGTACGCCGGAGTTGGAGCGGCAGCTGTCGGGACCGCCCTGGGGGCCGGCCTTGTCATGGGAGGAATTGCGAGTAAGGCATACGACCCAAACCGGTCTCCATTGGAACGACTGGGCGGCGCCACGTGGCGAGGAGCCTGGGGCGGTGCGCTACTGGGTGCGGCGGGAACGCCAATTACCATGGCGTCCCTGGCCAGGAATGAAATGCCGAGGATGCGGGGAGCCCATGGGAACATTGAGGCGGCTCGTGTCCAGGAACTTGACCGGCTCAATCAGAATCCTATCAAGGTCGCTGGCGAGCGCCTGAAACCACGTCTAAATGCCAACGGCCAACTCGAACACGTTGACGCCAGGACGGGACAGGCTTTTGAAGGACCGCGGTCGTGGCAGAGTGCGGAACACGCGAGACTGAAAGTCCCGCACGAAGTGCCCGCTCTGGAAAGCTCGATGCTTCGCAAAGAGTCATGGAAATGGATGGCCAAATCAGAAAACCTGGGCAAGTGGGGGCGGGTGGCCCTGCACCGCGGGGCCATCGGCGCCGGCGTCATGGGCGCCATTGGGCTTGTCGTTGGCCTGCACGGGGCAGTCACCCAGCCCGCGGACCGAATGTATTCGAATACCGCGATGTATTAAGGAGATGAGATAAATGCCGATCCCAGGAGAAGCAGCAGCAGGCATGGCTTCCACCACCGCACGAGCGGCCGGGGTATTGCCGTGGCTTGGCATTGGCGCCGGGGCGTTCATGTTTGCACGGGCCGAGCCCGACACGCGCCATGACGTCCTGATGGGTGGGCTCGCGGGCGCGGCCCTTTCGGGTCCAGGGCGCCGGGCCATCGGCGCCGGGAGTAAGGCAGCGCTTGGCCTCGGCGGTCAATTCTATGATGCCGCGATACGTCCAGCGGCCCGCAATTTGTGGTTGAACAACATGCCCATCGAAGAAATCGGAGCTTTTAGTGCCGGTCTTGGGCGTACGGCAAAATATATGGGACGAGCATTCTCCCACGAAGCAGGGGCCTCGATTCGGTCCATGGGGAGCAGCGCATGGCGTGGCCTTGGCGTGGGTGCGGCCGTTGGAGCCGCCATTGGCCTTGGATATTCCGCACTGCAATCGAATCAACCGATCGTATAGGAGCATACGATGCCGGAACAGACAACCAACATCCAGAAGTCCACCGGGTCGTCTCTATATGAGCGCCAAGTCGGTTTCGCGGATGCTTTGCGAGAGACGCAGTGGCAGCAAATCCTCGCCCTGCTGACCGCGGCCGTGTCCGACATTGCCGACCCAACGGCTCTCGACGGCCGCTTCAATGCGATGTCTTTGATTGACGAGGATCTGCAGGACCAGATCACCGGCATCCTGAACGGGACAATTCAGTTCACACAAATATATTTGCCAGACATGTTTGCCTTCGGAGAGATACAGGTTGCGTTCGGGGATGGTGGCCATGCCCATGCGGGCGGCGCAAGCGGACAACAGGTATCACACCCAAGTCTTCTGGACATGACCGCGGACGACCACCATACGCAAGTGCACGGCCTGGGAGGGTCAGACCATACCGGGCCGTTGGCGGAAGCGCAAGTAACGTGGGACATCACAGGCGGGCATGCGCACGACGGCACGGCCGGCAAACAAATCAGTCATCCAAATATTGTGGATATAGGAGAGGACGACCACCATCCGAAAGAACACGATTTAGATTCACATACGGGGACACTCGACGATGCCAGTGTGGCGGTGGCACAAGCAGGGCTGGTTGCAACGAGCCTGCACGACGCGATCACGGAAATGCTGGGCATGACCACGACGCATGCGGAAGCCTCGGCCACGGCGGCCCATGGGCTGAGCCTGCTCGAACTAGCGGCCCTCGGAGCGGCCGAGGCTTCGGTGCTTTCCGGACACATGGGAGACCCTGTGGGCCACGCCGACGTCGCCCAACATACCCTCGACATCGGGACTCTGCAGACGGATATGTTTAGCTTGCAGGGCACGGTGGCCGGGATAGGGAGCGACGTTGCCGATTTGTTGGCCTGGCAAACCGGGATAGACCTCGTTCTCCCAACCAAGTTAAACATCGCCGATCTGATCCCGACGTTACTGGCATGGGGCGGCGGCGGAGCCGTCCTTGGAGGAGTCACCGCGCTGGAAGCGGGGACGTTTGATACTTTGATGGCCGGGATTCTGGAGGCTACCAGTCTGGCGGCCGCATCCGCTGCTATCGAGAGCCTGGATGTCACAACCATGCTTACCGTCAGCGGTGGACTGGCTTTCCCCGCCGCGTCGATAGACCCGGCATGGGTTGGTCCTCTGGTCGTGGGGTCGACGTGGAATGCCGCGCCCACGGACCTGAACGAGAGCCTGAACAATATCCGGGCGGTCATGGCCACTGTGTCAGGAGAGCCCTGGAACCTTAACGGCGCAAATCCGCCGGCGTTATCTCCGACATCATCATTCGCCGGGGAGACCCTCCGGACCTTTGAAGAGCTGGAGTGGTACAGGAACTGGTTCGTCGGGTCCATGTGGACCCGAGGAATGATCGTTGACGTTTTCGAAGACGCAAGCGGAACCGACTTGCTGGGCGGGGGCGCCACGATTGCGGACCATGCCTTACGGGGCGCGGGAACGTGCCTATCCAAGGAATATGTGTACACGGCCACGATGTACACCGTGGAATACGTCAACGTCCACGTGGAGGCGGAGGACCCTTCCGCGGTCACGGTGACCGTTATTGCTGACGGTATGAATAATCCTGCCATCAACGACACGCAATTCGACAACGACTTCCTGCTGGACTTCACGGGACAAAGTATCCAATTGCTGATTGAAGTATCAAATAACACGGCCGTGTATTCATACGGCGTCCTGCTCGGGAGGCTATCATGAGGATATCCGAACTGACGCCCAGGCACCAATTCTTGAAGATGTGGGACGGCGTGGAAGAGCGCTGGTGGCTCGATTACAACGCGATGCTTGTGCATATGACGGCGGTGGGCCTTGGACAGAACATCCACGACGTCCGGGCTCAAGACATCCTGCGAACCAAGTTGAATCCGGGTACCGCGGATCCGTTCAGCGACACGGTACAAGAGCACACGGATAACGTAACACTTCACAACGCATACGCAACCACGTCGCGTCTCCTTTTTGACGGCGCGCTGATTCGTGGACAGATGGGAAAGGTATATCTGCCCACCCCAACGTTTACGAGGAATGAACTGCTGTACATTGACGGTATCCTCAGAGCCGAAGGGGCTTCCCATGATTACACAGTGGGCCACCAGCTCGGTGTCCAGACGACGATCACCATCAACGACTGGGACGAGGTGCTCAGTGACGAGAGCGTCATCCAGGTCGTATACGACGAGAAGTACTAAGGAGGTCCGCCATGAGCGGCAACAACGTTAATCGCCGGACACAATTACGAAGTGTCATCAGAGATGGCAACGATTCCATCATATTTGCCACCGATCCTCCGGTGGGGAATCTGGAGCTGGCAAATGGCGTCCTGTTTCCAGGTCCGGGCAACTTCCTGCCGGAGCAGTTTAATCTCGTGCAGATACTGGTAGTCTCCTCATTCGACTACTTCTGGAAATTGGAGACCAATCTGAACGTATCGGGAGCACCGGCGAACTGGCACGCTCAGACAATCTACGGCGCGGCTCTGGCGGGAATTCCCGTCTCGCTTCCCAAGGCAATCTGTATCCCCTGCTTCAAGGATACGCAGGTCCGGTTCATGTTTGACAACGGGGCCGGGGGCATGGGAGGACCGGGGCCGCGCGTCGGTATTTGCCGTGTTGAGCTCTTTGGATACTATGACTATTCCGTGGGGCAGCAGGTACTCTAATGGCATTCAAGCACGAGTACACAGTCGCCTCTGGTCCTTTCGCGGTTAACCCCGTGCTGGCGCAAGCGGATGTGCACTGGATACCGTATCTTACCACCGGGGACTACGCCTTCGAGTTGTTCGATGTGCTGGGTCTTCCCGCGGGATGGTCGCTTTCCGGCGGGAGTACGGGAACAGCTCAAGTCGTCGCGCTGGCGGAGCCATGGACCCAGAATGACAAGGTTCTGGAATTGGACTGTGTTGGCTATCAGAGCGTCGACATTGGCACCCCCGCATACTTTGCGCCGGGGGTCAGCAACGGGCGTTATGCCGTCGAGTTCACGGTTGACCTTCGGGACATGAGCGCTGCCGGACAATTCGATGTCATGGTGTCTTCCGGGAACAATGAGTTCCGTGTGAAGTTTATGCAGGACAACCTCTACATCTGGTCCGAGAATGCAAAGAAGTGGGTTCTCGTATATGACCAGAATCAGTGGCCGCAATACCCGGACATTCAGAACAGGATATGCAAGTTCCGTTTCACTATAGAGCCAGGGTTTACCTGCTTCGGTTACGTCACCATTTACGACGAGATAGGGGCGGAGTGGATACCCTTCCTTATGAATACGATAACCTTCGCTGGAGGCACCAACCCCACGCCGTCGTGCGATGCCCCGCCCCGCACCGCGGGCGAATGCCACCTTCGGCTGTCGAACACCGGGGCGGACTCCACGGTTCGAGTTGACCACGTGAAAGTCTACAAACCGGCCGACCCGGCGCTGTCCCTGAGCCCAACGAAAGGGATTTTGGGAGAGCCTCCGTATAATCGTTATGAGATCCACATGGGGACAACGGAAGATTTCATACCAGTGCCGGGGACCCTGGTAGGAACCGTTCCCGTTCCTCCGTATTCCACACCGCCGGGGCCGCTCTCTTTTACCGTCCCCGGGATTCCAATTGGACGCAGTTGCTTTATTAAAGTGCTGGTGGTGGACGACACCAACGGGACTTTCTCACAGAGCAACGAGATTGAGTTCCTCATTCCCAAACCAGCAGGGGCCTGGGTCTGGTCCAAAGTCGTGGCATTCGTGCGATGGGGTTCCTGGTTATGGGGTCGCATATCCAAACAGGGCGACCATCAAACGTGGTTGTGGGTAAGGGCCGCTTTAAGTGCGGTGCAAAGCACATGGGTCTGGACCAAGGTTGTCGGGGACGGTGGGTGGGCCGGCTGGGTATGGGGCCGCGTCTCCGCCGGACGCACCCGTGACCTTTTTGTCTGGGCGCGCGCCGCCGCATCCGGAGTTCACATGCCATGGCTGTGGGCCACGGTAGTAGGAATCCGGAGTTTGTTTGTGTGGGTCACGGTAAGAGTCGCGGCCGCGGGGCAAGGGTGGCTCTGGGGCAGGCCCGCGATCGCGGCGCGGCGCGGTATATTCCTGTGGGTAATGACAGAAGAATCGGACGACTTCATAATCAAGAAGCGCGAGAATGCAATCAGGTTGCTTGTTAACGTTCAATGGCAGCAGCAGTTGCATGGAGATTCTAACAGTTAAGAGGAGGCATCATCATGGCCGTACTTGAACCAACCATCAAATTCTTCAAACTCGCGGTCGGCCTGGCCGCGGGAGTGAGCGCCGCGACGGATTACACCACGTTACTCGGGACACCGGCGTGGAACATCTCCTACCCGCCCGGCGGCCCTCAAAGCGGCAACTGGGTCGGCCAGGTTGATGCGGGCGCCGGCGGAGTCCCTGGTGAAGAAGACCACTGGGCCATTCCGCCGTTTCTGGCGGCACCACTAGGGCCGGTCGATTCCGGGGTCGGGTTCTACTCGGACACCTCGCCCACTAAACGCGAGATCATCCAGAAGAATCTGTCGTCCCTGGTCAACATCGGGATATTCAACAATCTGGAAGTGGTCCCCGCGGGCGCGGTCCCACCGTCGGTTGCTTCCGCGGAGAACTGCGAACTCAAGACGTACGACGAACCCTACGGGTCTCCGCCAACGCAGGCTTCCGAGCCCATCACGAACGTGGTGGGGACGCAACACAGGTTCTGGTTGTCGGCCGCGCAAATCGCCTACCACGTGTACGATTCCGGCGGCGGCACATGGGACCCGCAGCTCAACAAGGTGCTGCCCGGCCCTTATTGCCTTGGCGAGGCGCCCGGGCGCGTACCGGGAGGGTTAGTCCCCAACGACCCCCTGGACCCGCCGGCCAACCCGCCACTGCCCGACGCGGACAACGTGTGGCGCTTGATTAGCGTGCCGCCGCCACAAGGTGTTGGCGCGTTCCCAATCGGATCCCGGACCTACAGTCGCATCGGTTGCGATGATGTGGCCGCGAACCCGGCCACGTCCTGCAGTGGCGGCGCCGCGGAGATTCAATTGCAGATTGCCGTCCCGTTTGATGCGACAGCGCGCACCCACATCTGGGCGCTCGCTCTCGAATACACTTACGCGGTGGAATAAACAATGAGACCAGACTTCATCATTACGACCCACGGGGGCCAGCAGTTCAAAAGGTCAGAGATGACCGAAGAACAGTGGCGCTTGTTCTACACGGGCGAACAGTGGCTAATTGATGGCAAAACGTACAGGATGCTGTCGGACGACGTAGCCAACCTGGTGGTCCTGTTTGAAAAGACGAGGACCACTGTTCGCGCCCGGACAGAATGGGGTCGCGCTCGTTTGTTCTGCTACAACACAGGACGCATTTTCCTGGACGCCGACCCCAAGGGTTCGCACTGGACCGGGACGGTCTTCGGCACTGTGTACCTGGACAAGCACATCCTGCACAAATTCGCGTTCACCAATGACGGGCAAATCCCATCAGTGGAGGAATTCACGAGTGTTCAGCCAATCGTGTAAGTACACACTGACTATTCGGCGTATCCAAAGCGTTGATGGCGAAATCATGCCGACGGAAGTCGTGTATTATTTTGCGCCGTTGATGCCGCTTTGGGGAAACCCCGAAATAGTGGGGCTGGACATGCGGACGCTGGTGACTACTTTGCCTTCCGAGACCGTTCCCATTTACATGTACCAGGCGTCCTTGGATGCCTGGCGCGGCATCGGTCGTGGGAATTTGTGGACACAGCCCGACGTGACGCAATCCCTGGACGAATTACTGGCGTCCGGAGCTGACCCGAACATGATTGCCGCGATCGAATGCTACGTGCGCTGGCGCTCACAGTACCTCATGATTGTGGGACAATTCCCCAACCTGGGGTCTTCCGGCTCCGGAGAGAAGGTCCTCGGAGACTTCAAGATTGTTCATCGCGGTAGCGTGGCCGATTTACAAACGGCCTTACAAGCGCACATCATTCCCGAGATGAATGCGTGCTACTATGCGCTCACTGGCGTACAGAAGACAAAAGCATCGGCGCGGATTGTGATTCGAGGGGCCAGTCCTCTTGCTGAAATGGCACACCAGCGCGCTCTGGCAAACATGCCTCCAGGAGTACGCAACAGGAGGAACTGGGACAGATGGTGACCCGGCTGGACAGCAAAACACGATTGCGGGTAGACATCCGCAAGGTCTCCACGCCCGAGCTAGTGGCGGAGTTCGAGCAGACCATGGACGAAATCGCGGACCACGTGCTGTATATCCGCCGGGATCGGGCGCAGGCGCACCGGTGTTTGCAGGCTATCCGCCAGCAATCCCGAGGACTGGGTTTTTGCCCAACGTGTTACGGCACCGGCAATCCGATTATTATTGAGAGACACTTGGGCCGGCACTGGTCGCAGGCCTCTCCCGGCAAGCTCACAAGGTCCTACGAGAGGGTCGATCCAGGGATGTTGTCCACGCCAAGCACGAACGTGTTCCTGAAACCAGTGGCGCATCCAAAACCAGGGGACCTGATAGTTCGAGTGGAATGGAATAAGGTGACGATGGTCCCGGTCAGCATCATAGAGATATTGAGTATCGAAGCTGTCACCGATGAACGAGAAGAGCAAGGCATCCTGGTTTTCTATCAGTGTTTCTGCCAGGTAGAGAGCATCAACGTTGCCGCATTTGAAAGCCTGCTCAGGAAGGAACGACGAATCCGCGTCATCGATTAGGAGATTGCCATGGCCGAGCTGATACCGAAGACACAGGACACAATCCAGGCTTTTGCGGAACTGCAGCCGACCAAGCCCGAGAACCTTGCGCGCGCGGGCGAAACGGCGTTTCCGGGGGCTCTCGACAAGTGGCCCGTCTTCGACGATGGATATAATCTCAAAGCGTTCTCCAAATATTCCCACGACATCTTTTGTTCCATAATTGCGATCGAGTACACGTTGCTGGCTCTTCAATCCGGCGGAGTGCTGCACATCCGCGTCGAATATTCCGCGGGATACACCACGGCGGATCCCAGCGGACAAAACCTGGCCTTCGAACAGATACTCTTTCCGGAAGTCCCGGACTATGTGGGGCGCCGTATATATGGAAGTCTCCGGGTGGTATTCCGGGGCCGGGAACTCGTACGAACATCAGAATGGAACGAAGTCGTGGTACCTGCGTCGGACCCGGTAGATGTGGCGGGCATAGAGATCGTGCCCGCGGGTCTGATCGAGAACGGAGACGTCTTCGTTATTCATTATGATATAAGGGCGCATCTGCCAGGCCAAGGAGAGGGATCATGAGCAAACTAAAAGGATATCTGGACCTCGTGGATGAGTCCGTCCGCGAGGAACAGCTGAGTAGGCTCAATAACTGGTCCAAACCAGCGGTCGACCTCACCGTGCTCCGCAACATCAAGACAGGAGGGGTCCTCGGGGAACCCGTCGAAGTAACGGATTATCAGATACGCCAGGTGACGGAACTTGGCCGACTGTACATATACGATCCCGGCTCCGGACAAGACGAGGATGCCGACCTGCGCATCGTAGAACCTGACGATGGTGGTGGCGCACCACAAACCGGCCGATGGATAATGGTCGCCGACATATCCGCTTACCAGTCCGGTGTGCCCAGTAAAGAACAGATTGTCATGCCCAGCGCTTCCGCGGTGGTGGACACCGTTCCGCGAGAGGCAAACGTTCATGGCGCGGAATGGATATGTACCATCGAAAAAGTCACTGTGAATGGGTTCAAGACCGTGCAGATATTAGCCTGCTGGGACGACACCTCCGGTGTTCAGGAGCTTCAGACACCAACCGCGTCGATTGGGGACGCAAGTAGTATCACACTGAGCGTGACGGCGGATGTCGATAACATATACCTGAATTGCAGCAATGGCGACGCGTCGTACAGTGCACGAATACGTATTCGCCGGATCATGATATAGCACAACCTGTTGTGGCAATCGTCAATGTGATGTACAATTAGCCAAGGAGCGTCAGGACCCGATGAACACACGTGTGCGAGACAAAGACGTTGCGGCTCCAGCCGGGGCATACCTTGGTATAAGCTCGGACAAGATCACCGAGGTGGGCAAGCAGCATCAGTTCCTGACCCCAGCACAAAAGACGGCACTCACAACGGGAGCGAATGCCGATGCACAGCACTTCCACCTGAACTCGCCACAAATGGTGGAGTTCGGACAGAATGGGATCGTTATTGCGGGACAATATATGGAGACGAATGGTGTCCCGTCCAACGTCCGTGGAATACCGATGGCGAACGATGGCAAACTTATATCGATCTCCATTCTTATGGCGACGCCTGTTGCGGCCGCCAATCTCAGGGTCAGGGTGTATGCCGACCTGGTTATTCTGGCGGACATGATCGTCCCGATAGGAAACCGCAAGTGGTTCGTCAGGAATTTGACAGCGGAATTCGACGCGGAACAAGAACTAAGATGCAAGATCATACAAGGACGTATAGACAAACCCACGGTCCTTGTTGAATTCAGATGGAGGTGAGCTTAAATGGCTCGCGTAAGAACTCTTGTTAACACCGATGGGGGGACATGGCCTATCACGGCATTGGGTTTCGACACGCCAATTCCAGCGACCACAGGCACCCTCGACATCAAAGACTCTTTTACCGATGAGGGGATCGGGGGCCTGTTACAACGCGGTGACCTGGTGCTTTCCGCGACACACGCATTGCGCGTGGACCTTCCCGCGGGTGGGACGGTGGACCTGGTGGACAGCGCGTATTTCGGGATGTATTCCGATTACCTGATGCAGCATGGGTTATTCTCCACGTCCGGTGGCGCCAATAAAGTCCCCGTGCTGGACGGGGGCGGTGACTTGAACCTCGGGTCGGGGAAACCCAAAACATCCGCAACTTCGTTCTCTGGCACGGAAGTACCCAATGCCGCATGGGTGATTGATATAGCCCAGGGAAAGGCGTTCCAGGGCAATGTCGTATCCGCCAGACTCATGGGGACAGCTGACACCAATCCGGGCGCCGTCGGGGCAGGGAAGGCCTATGTGGTCGGAGACGCGACGGGAACCCCGTGGGACGGATTGGCTGTTGCCCGTGGAGACATCATCGAGCGTAATTCCGCGGATACGGGCTGGACACAGTTGAAGGCCGGGGCTGCCGGAGATCGTCTGATTTTGGAAGCGTTGGGCGGTGATTTTTCCGGCGGCACTCAGTACAGCATCATCGAGCTGACCGGCGATCCCAGCGCTGACGATCCCGTGCTGTACGACCTGGTTGTTGCCGCCATTGATGGGATGTTTGCGGCGGTGAGCACCGGGCTATACTCCAATCAGTTTGCGATTTTCGACACTGTGTCCAAGTGGTCGATGCATGACTGGGCGACGTCTCTTGTGGCCGGTGACGGAATCGACATCACCACCGGAACAGTAAGCGCAGTCTCCGATACGACCACGGGAGCCGCGGTCGCGGGAGCCTCAGTCACAGCCAATGGGATCGGCACCAAGATTGACAACGTCACCATTGTTAAGGACGGCTCCGAGGTCCTTGCCGTGGACAAGGTCCCCACCAAGGGCCAGAAGAAAGAGTACGCCTTTGGCCGCGGGAGCAATGTGCCAAACGCGGCATATCTGCGATCCGCGGATGGCATCTTTTCTAACGTCTCTTCGTACAGGATGCTTCGGGCCGGGAAGGTCACGGGGATCACCGCGCAGTTGGGGACCGCCGGCACCACCATTGATTTCGAGGTACACAAAAACGGCGTGCTGATGGACGCCAGCGTGGACATCTCCTTGGGTGCCGCGGCCGGAGCAATTGAGACGGATGTGACGGGGTCCTTTGCCAACAACACGTTTGCCGCCGGAGACGTGTTGTCTGTGTATGCACTTAACGTGGCCGGCACTCCGAAAGACGCTGTGGTTATCGTCGAAATCGAACTAACATCGTAATGGAGGGCCGTAGATGGCCACCCCCATAACTCTCAAAAGCAAGAATCCCGGCCCAGCGATTCCTCTTCAGTCGCTGGGCGGGATTATTGTCCCCGCGAATGGCGGGGTGTACACGGATGTCGTCCCCGACGTCGTCAGTGAGATCGAGTTCCTTGGTATATATAGCCAGGAGCTTGCGGCGCTTGTGGCAAGTGGAGACATTATTCTCGTTGTGGGAGGAATCCCGATTACAGATACGGAGGAGGCCGCCTCGTGGGCTGATGTCTCTACGAAGGAAGGGATCGTTACTGAGCAAGGGGAGATTCAGACAACAGACGCGACACCGTCCCTTATACTGTCAGAATCTCTCGGAGAAGGGGTCGTCATTCATGCCGATATAGTTGTCGTGGCCAGAAGCGCGGACGAGACGGAATACGGATCGTACCGTTTCTGCCTTACCGCGGGCAGGCGTACCGGGGAAGGGGCCATGATACAGGGGAATATTACCGTTCTTCATACTCAGGAAACGAATCCTGCGTGGGAAGTGGCCTTTTCAGTAGACGGAGGGGACCTATCGGTTCTCGTGACAGGGCAGGCTGGCAAAACCATTAACTGGAAGTGTAAGTGGTCCTGTGTTGAAATGTAGCCTTACGGAATAGGAGACAGGAGAGCAGAAGATGTCAAGTAATAAGGTGGGTTTCGAGAACGATAGCTTGCTACTTGGTAAGGTCCAGAGCGCGGTCGCGTTTGGCTCTAACATCCTTACTGATGGCGGCTTTGAGATATGGGCCGAGACCCCCGACGGGTGGTGGATTGACGGGGTTGGTGCGGGATTAAAGCCGACTAAGAGCACGGATTCGCGCGGTGGCACTTATGCCGTTGAACTTCATGGCGCGGGTGGTTCCGGCATCACGAATGCCTCAGCTATTGGGGAGATAGTTGAGGGATTGACGCCAGCAGATTCTTATACTCCGTCTATTTACGGGAAGGGAGACGGAGAAACCCTTATGGTGATTTATGGGTACGAAGATCTGCCCGACTATTACCTGTGGAATTTTAATACGCAGGAGTGGGATTTGGATTCTGGCGGCCTTCCTTCTGGGGACCACATATACGAATCATCGGCACTGACTGGGGCTTATACCCAGGTTGTCTTTCCGGCCGTCACCGTCCCGTCCGCCGGTTCAGTGGAGGTCGATTTTGTTTCGCGCGGTGATGGGGTATTGGTCGACGATGCCGCTCTTAAGAAAGACGGAACCGGGCCGAATGTCTTTACGAACTCGGACTTTGAGCTGTGGACAACAAGTACGTCTGATCTGTATTATTGGTTTAATCCATCAGGCAATAATATCATCAGGGAAGATACAATAGTCCGTAGCGGTTCTTATGCCGCGAAGTTTATTGGAAGTGTTGAGAATAACGGATGCGTCGCGCAATTGAGAACCGGTTTAACGACTGGGCAGTATTATAGAGTCACGGCTTGGGCAAGATATGATACGGAAACGGATTTGATGATTGGTGCGGCAAATGAAACGTTCCCCTTTCAAACTCAATGGTGGAATTTTACGAATCAGGAATGGGATACAGTGACAGAAGGTGCGAATCCCACCGCTGATCAGGTTTATACCATGGGTTTGACGGCAAGTTATCAGCAATTCACTTCAGGGGTGTTTACGGTTCCCTCTACTGGTAAACTGATGTGCATGGTCGCCGGGAAATTTGAGGTGGCAAATGCCTATCTTGATGATGCGGTTGTTCAGGCCGTGACATTTCCGACTACAACGACGTTGTTCGACAATGTAAATGCTACTGACCCATCCAATCTCGTTGCCACGGATTATATCTTCAAGCATAGGACGACGGGGGGAACTCCGAAGACTCATTTTGGACAGAAGAGCGATGGCTCGTTCCAGACGGATTATGCTTTATTTGATTTCACGGGGAAGCCCATGAAGGTGGCATCCGTTCCGGACGATGATCCGCAGCGGCCGGTCAATCAAGGGTTTTATCAAACGCACACCGAAGTGATTCTTGGAATAGCCGAGGACGTTGACCTGACCGTTGATGGGTATACAGTAATCCTCAATCCCACAAAGAGGTTCTTCCCAACTAAGTTTATTCTGAGAGTTAAGACCGCGGTCGCGGTTACGGTTCAGCCAACAATCAGGATTGGTACAACAAGCGACGAGGCCAGATGGATTGGCGATCCTGTTTTGACCGTTGGGTCACCTAACACATATAAGATATATCCTCTGGAAGACAAGGTGCTGGTGGTCCCCGGTGAAGTTGGAGACCCGGTTAGATTCAGAGTCCTGACGATTGGGGCCGCCACGGCGTATACCGCCGACATATATGCCATAGGATTTTATGATCCTGTCGAGGTGGTATAATGGGAATTGTTCGCAAACAAAACATCATGGTGCCGGCCAATCCGGCGGCTGCTTCATCTGGTGGAGACAAGGATGTCTGCGGTTACTGTATGTTGGAAAAGCCTTTGACGACGTATACCGTCGATGATGGCGTGAATAGCATGGAACGTGGGGTTTGCGTTTCATGCAAACAGATTCTTGAGACGAACCATTTTGTGTTGACGCCAATTTGATTTGGATTATGAGGGCGCATGCAGATGTTCACACTTCACATATTGGTAACGACAGGGATCGGGGGAGGGGACGGCAATAATGACACATAGGGGGTTCGCATGGACTGTCCTATTCACATATGGTCCGATCTACACCTTAAACATCCGTGCTGTGATGTCGCAGGGATACGGCGCGCTCAAACGCGGATTGAGAAAGATGGGGGCAAAATTGTCGCGGCCGGGGACATTGTCGATCTCAGGTTTGCCTCCCGGGGGAGCGTCGACGTGGAAACCAGGGACATCCTCCGGTGGATGCGGGAACGACTCATTGCTACGGTTCCCGGCAATCACGACGCTCCGCTCGTTCAACCCCCGATCTTTGAAGGGCAGCGATATCCACACACCCAATTACTGATTGATGGACGGGTGTGGTATATCGAACACGGACACCTGATAGGCCGATGGGGTTGGCTGTTCAAGTTCCTGGATCGGTACGATGAGAAGACCAAGTTCCGGAAGATTGCACGGTGGGTCACCAAGCACGACTTCCTGGCACGCGCGGGCAGTAGTCGTTCCGCGGATCCGGCGTTCAAATTTGACGCCATCGACAGATGCAAACTGAAAGGCGGGACCGTGGCGATTATAGGGCATAGCCACAAACCCGAGATTTACCGGGACTGTACTGGACAATTCGAAGTCACCTACGTGAATCCCGGCAGTGCCATTGATTGCTTCACATACGCGACTTATTCGAACAACAAGTTCACACTGGAGGGGAAGCAATGAGAGAAGTCCTGATGGAACAGGGGGTCTTCGGAGTTATCACGCTGGCATTGGCCGGCGTTATAATATTCATGTACAAACAATATACAACGGCCTTATCCAGACAGGCGGATAAGTGCAAAGAGTGTGTGGAGAAGTCAAACAAGACCGCGGCGGAGCTCCTGGCATTCAACGCAAGTGCCATGGCAGAACTCAGAGCTGAGCACCAGAAGAACCTAGCGGACCTGTATGAATCCATGCATAACGGGAACCGGCAGATGTGTGAAACAATGGAACGGATGAACAATAGGGTTGCGGATGCCGTCAACAACCTGACGGCGGTGGTTAGCAAGTTCTCTGGTATGCTCGACAAGCTGAACGGGGGCAAGTAATGACCGAAGCACAAAAGGAAAAGTTGGCGACCATCACCCCTGGTTACCAACTGTCCAACGCACTCGTCTGTGTTGCGCTGGACGAATGTGACGCAGCCATAAGAAAGCTGGACGCGATCACCCGCAAGATGGAAGAAGATGGTGGCCTCTCGCACATCATGGGAGCGGAGACGAAGAATGAAGAATAGTATCCGCCGGGGATGGGCTTGGCTGGGACCGCTATTTACCGAGGCCGATCAGATCACGCATAATAGGATTGCCTCAATGGGGCGGTGCATGGGGTGGTTGACCTTCTTTTTAGACGCTTCCATTGTGATTTATATTGTCAGACACAACAAAGTAGTCCCCCATGCGGACATCATCTTCAACTTCCTGGAAGTCTTGACACTATTTGTTTTATCCTTTGCCTTTAGCCACAAGCTTCTGCTCCTGAAAGGAAAGTTCTCATTCCCCGCATTGGATGGGGGAGGAAGTGGAGGAGACATCGATGGAAATCCCAAGCAACCTGTCACGTCTGAGCCCGAAAAGTAAGTGGATCATCGCGGGATGCGTCCTGCTCATTTTGGTTGCGCTCGGGTCGATATTCTACGGCCTGACACAGAGATCCATTAAGAAAGAGAAGACCCTGCAAGAGCAATACCAGAGCCAGCTCATGATCGAGAAGGAGCGCACTGAGACCATCAACAAACAGATGGTCGAACAAAGCCGGGCCATGCAAACACAGCAGGCGCGCATGGATTCTTTGATTACCAGCTCCATGAATACAAATAAGGACAGAGAAGAAAGCACAATCCGGACAATATATATGCCGGGGACGGACAAGGTCACGGAACGTATTGAGACAAGGGTAACGGAACGGGAGATATCCAGCACGGACTCCAAGAACGAGACGCACTCGGTGGCCACGGCAACCACTGTTGTCGAAACTACCGCAACGGCAACTGTAGCCACGGCCGTCACGGAGAAGGAACGGGCAACCGAGACCATGTCCGCGACAACCACGGTTACCACTAAGACCGATATCGCTCCCGTCGCCAGGAAGGCGCGGGACATGAGATTCACAATTGGCGCGGCCTATCATGACAACAAAATCAAGCCAGTGGCGGGCTACTCAGTCAAAGCTTTTGGAATCGGTCAAATTATCTCTATTGGACCTGGGATCATCGTGGGAGACGATCTCCTCGGAGGCGCGCTGCAGGCTGACATCCTCGACCTACCACGTATCGGCGCGGGTTATGGATGCAGCTTTGGCGGCAAGTTGTGCGGTCTCTTCTACTCCATCGGGGTCAAATTGGAGTTCTAAAGATGGGTAGCTTCGGACAGGGAAGCTTCGGCGAGATGCAGATTGGAGCCTCCGCGCCAGTGGGAGCTCCCTATCCGGTCTTTGTCAGGAACCTGGACAGAATCTCCGCGGTGGAGCCTTCCATCGAACTGGCCGCCGACCACGTCCACGACATCTACGAGTTCGTCTATTTTGAGGTTCAACTTACAGATAGCGACGGTATCCTTCACACATATACTCAGACCTTTCCCTATTACGACCAGTACTTCCAATCCATATTCAGCACCCCATATACGAGCACCGTCTCCGCGGACGCGGGCGCGAGTATCTGGATCAAGCCTCCGGTGGCGTTCGCTCCCGGGAAGCGTACCACCATCAGGGTTCGGGCCACCGTGGATCCTCAAGCAGAGCAGACCCCGGGGACGGACAGGTGGTGGACCCCCTGGTACGAATTCCCATTCACGCCGGTCCTGGATGCGTGGGGTGGCGCGGTAACCGACGTTGTACTCTGGGAGTCAAAAGACAAAGACGTATTCGTACCCGAGAGTGGCCGGTGTCACAGCAGCACGCCCTTTCTTGAATGGGCATGTGGACCGGCCGACTATTTTCTGTGGAACCTGACATTGGACCGGCACAATTATGCGTTGCCGTACCGGACCCACGAACATAATGTGGACTTCCGCCGGTACGCACTGTACAATGGTGTTTGGTACATCAAGCTGGCGCCCGTCATGGCCAACGTTGTAGGACAAGTGTACGAGTACAAGTTCACCGTGGAGGGGGCGGACATCCTTGCTTAGAATATGGCGCACAGGACGGTCTCTGGCGGAGTTCCGGCCCGGGGTGGACACCATCAACCTCGAATGGGTCTACGGCGGGACCGCGGAATGGGCTCAGGTCATGATAAGCTCCGACAGCGGCGACACCTGGAACAACTTGGCTCCTACCCTAAGCAACGGACAGGCCAGGTTCCGGATCCCCGACAGCGTGTACTCGTTCAAGGCTCCTCCGGATATAACAACAACCACAGCCAAGATACGGCTTGAGAAGTATGACCAGCCGGATCCGATCACTGGCGAAGTCCCGGCTTTTGCCGACGAGACCGACCTCTTTACAATCACCCCGTGGCCCGATCGATTCATTAAAGCCATGTTCCCGGAACCGGTCACCCGTGGCAGCACTATGTCCTCGTCGGTGGTTCTCGTGGGCCTTGGAGACAAAAGATTGGCCCCGGACAATTACCTGATGGGGATCGACGATGTCGAACAACTGGACCGGCTTTTTCCGCCGTACACATCCATAAACAAAGCGTGGAGACAGGCGCACGCGGCAGGGGCCACATCGATCTACGTGGTACGGGCTGGCGACTACTACGATTGGTTAAACTTGTTGGTGCCAGGAGTCGCCAATCCTTCCGTATCCAGGCACACGCCAAGGTCCTTCAAATATATACACGACGGCCTTGAGTCCGCTTATTTGTCCCTCACACACGTCAGGCATGGGGTTGTGTGTCCCGTGGATGCGGTCGTCGACATGGGCGACATGGGACTGGGCGCCGACAGTATGTTCGGGTCGCAATTAGCGGACTACTGCTACGAACAGAGCAGGTATGTGCAGCCCGTCTTCGGTGTTATCGCGGCGACCACGCCCACGCGCGCCATGGCGATTGATCGAGAATACAACAAGCGTGAACTGCCCGCGGATACGAGATGCCCGGTTCAGGTTCCACAAATGCGGGCCGGTAGCGTACCCATGTGGGCTCAGGAAACCATCCCGGGGATATCCCTCCTGGCCGTCAGCAACGGCACACCGGGAGGAGTGGGGCACCTTTCCTACCGCCGGTATAATAATGGAACGATATGGACAACGGGGGTGCGGTGGGCGGCCCCGGGAGAAGTTCCTGGCACCGAAACCACTGTCGTTGCCGGTCAAACGGTCAGCGTTACGGCGGCCGGCGGAGGGACTCTAACCATTCGGGTGGACTCGCTCCCGTACAATGACGCTTCCGTGGATGTGATCGTGGATCACTACTCGGTCCACCCGGGCGCTAAATTCGTCTGCGCTATTTACGGGTACCACCTTCTCGAGTATAATGACACCATAACGGGGAACCTCACGTCTGAATTTGCAAGCGTGGCCCCGGCAGCTGCAGCCACAATTTCAGTTATAGGGGAGGGGTCTGACCCACTCAACAAACCAATCGACGGGATCGTACGCGGTCTACCCGTTCTATATGAGTCCCTGATTGCCGTGCTGGCGCAAGGAGGTGTTTGCGCCACCCGGAACACAATCTCTCGAGGGATTACCTTTGGAGCCAACGTCACGGTTGCTCCGCGGGATGGTTCCGGGGACACGACGCCGGGATGGGGCAGCATCAAGAACGTCCGCGTGGTAGGTCAGGTGGCCCAGGCAATCAAACGGGTCGTCGAAGCCAAGTACATCGGGCGATCCCGCGTGTCCATGCAACAGGTCGAAGTGGAAGCCAAGCGAGCCTGCAACAAGTTCGTGGGCTGGACGATCTTCGACTACTCCCTGTTTGCGACACGAACCGGCATGTATGAGGCGGATATAGACCTGACGATAACTGTAATCGACACACTGGAACGGCTGCAAACCACGATTGGTGTCGGAATATGACGACGCATTTCACCCCTCAGGGGGAGATGATAGTAACGAGGTACGATGGAGGACCCACTGGCAAGAAGCAGAGGGTTCGCGCACAGGGGAATTTGTCTTATGATGGATTCCTGGAGGTGCTGGTCCAGCTGGGGAAGCAGGCCCTCCCGGGAGTTCTCATAACGGAGAAGGATCCCGACCCGAATACGAACACGCCGGTAATAACGGTCGAGATCGTTCACGAGACACCCTGGCATGGTGAGATCAAGGCGAGGATACGGGATATATTCCCGGACCTGCATTGCGAGAACCAGGACGAAGCATTCCTGGTGTGCAATCAGGTCAAGTGTTCCAATTACCCATACTGGGAAGAGACATGCGCGCAATGTGTGTACCCTCCGGACGCGAGCATGTTTCGGCCAGTGGGCGAGTCAGTAGTTGTCTGGGGACAGCGCTTCGATACACAGGTCCAGTTTAATTGCTGGGGCGATACGGGTCCTGAAGCAAGCGCATTGGCCACCAGATTCAAGCGATTCATGTTCACGTACACCGGCGTCTTCAAGTTGCAGGGCGTGGCTGAGATTCTATACCAGGAACGCCTGCGTGATCGAACTGTTACCCAGTGGCGCAATGACATCACTTCGAGGTCGTTGCGATATCTCATGACGTTTGAAGAGCTGTACATTCAAGAATACGCCGTCATCAGAGATATAGCCGTTGGGCTCAGCGAGAGAATGCGGCAAGTAGTGGAGAACTCAGTGCTCTTCAACTGTCGAACATCAATCCTATGAAGGAGGAAGCCAATGGCAACCGTATACCCAAATCTTGCCGGGTTCGTCACGGACTATAAAGACGGCGGACTGGCAGCTCCTCCTCCCCCGGCAACTACTGACGTTGTACTCGTGGTAGGCACGGCGGCCGATGGACCCACGGACCGCCCGGTGGTGGTTACGATCCCACAGGGCTCCGTCGAGTTCTTCGGTGACGCTGTTGCGAATGCCCAGGCCAATCTTGTGCGCGGCCTTGGCGACGCATACGATGCCGGCGCGCGCGGAGTTAACGCGATGCGCATCGGCGGCGACTACGCGGCACTGATTCTCAAAGAGGATCCGGCGCCCGGAACGGGCAACCCGCGTATCGCCTACGCCGAGATCGACCCGCTTGCTGAATTCGACATCCCGGACCCGCAGTTCCTTGTGGGGGACATCACGATGTCGGACCCTGTCAACGCCGACGAGATTCGGTTTGCCAGGGCGGGCTTCAGCTCGAACATGGCCGGCGGGATGGTCTACATGAAGTACACGCTCGACGGTGGGGTTACCTACACATCCGTTGAGAAAGCAGTGTCGTCGGTTCTGGACCTGAACGGCAATATCGCGGAAGACCTGGTCATCGACTTGTCGGTTGACCTGGACATTGATGGCAATCCCCTTCCACGGGCTCAGGTGGGTTATGTGGACCTCCTGGGCGTGCCCGATGATGTATCCGGGCAATTCGTCCGGTACAACCTCGGGGAGAAGGCTCCGGTCACCAACTACAGCGGTATTGTCGCATACGCTCCTCCGGGAGGATCCAAGACAGGCGCATACGCAAATACAGCCTACAGCGTTCCCGTAGGCAAGATTGACTGCGGCGCGAATTTCGGCAACATGACCCTCAAGATGGTGGGTCCGGACTTCAAGTATGACCCCGCGGGTCCCGTGACCACGTACACCATGAACGCCGCAGCAGGGCGCAAGGCCACCAAGGCGGAACTCGAATTCGACTACGATGTCCGGTTCTGGCTGGCCGGCACCGGCGCTGTTGCGAACTTCGATAACGCAGCTTTGGCCGACGAAATCCGCATTACCCCATCAGGAACGGGTGCCAACCCCGTTCCGGGCGGCGCACATGTTGCGATCGGCGTTGATCTCATGACGCCGACGCCGACTTTCATGGCCATCAAGCAGATGCCCGCGGTCGGAGCAAACCCGCAGGTTATGTTCCCGAACGCTCACAACGACTGGAACAACTTGCACCATGAGACGACCGTGGACGTGGCGGCCAACATCGGCGACACGATTATCGGAGTGGCCAGCACCACAAAGTTCGTGGCAGGACAAACAGTAACCTTTGACGCCGGCGGAGCCAACGAGGAAACCGCGGTCATCGACAGCGTGGTGGCGGGAGTGAGCATCACCCTGGTCACGGGGCTGACCAATGCCCAGGGCATGGGGAACGCCGTCACGGGCGGAGCCTATGGCCGCTTCGAAGAAGCGTGGGCCGGTTACTGTGGTAGCGCCATTGCCAAGGATCGTATCACCCCCGCCGGAGACAGCTACTCGTCCAATCCAAGCCACTTCGAATTCCCATCAGCAGCGGCGGAAGCCGTAGGCGGATTCAATCCCGATGGGATAGCGACCGAAGCGGATGTTCTTACCGCGGGGAACAACACGAACGGGTTCCTTCTGTTCCGTGTAATAGGAGGTTCTTTGGGCGGATGCGTACTTACGCTAACCGACAGTGGGCCTGTGTACACGTTCACAGAAGGGGTGGAGTGGATAATCGGGGCGACAACCATAGATACGGCCAACTCGATCCTGACGGCAATCAATCTAAGCGTGGCTCCGTTCACTGCGTCGATTGAACCCGGCCCTGTGGGAACAGTCATTCGGCTCACTGCCGACAGCCCCGGTGCGTCAGCAGCCACCTTCGAGATATCGGACACTGGCGCAGGAAATGGTCTCATGCCGTATAACTGCACGCTTGCAGGCTTCAACCCCCTGACGTTTGAGACCAACCGGCCAATTTTGACCGTTTCGTGGACCGACGGGTTTGGCCCCCAGTCACTCCCAATCGTCGGAGGACACAGCGGATCACAAGAATCTTACGCTCACTGGGCGTGGGCACCCGGCGCGACCGTGGCCGAAGTTCTGGATTCGCTAAGCGTGTTTCTCAATTCCGCGACCTCAGTCTGGGACGCTGATTCAGGGCCGGGAGCCGGGTACATGACCGTCTCTCCACGCGTGGCTGGTGGCATGGAAGGGGCCGCCGGTAATACGTTGGACTGTGTCACCAACTTTGCAGGGGGCTCTTCTCCCAACGCCATTTTGGGGTACGCCCCCACAGACATGGGAGCGCCGCTGTGGGTACACCCGTATTCGGCGGGCGGTTCCGGCCACTACGTTGGTCTCACTGCCACCAACATGATGTACAGCGATGGACTGGACCGGGTTCCGTGGAGCAACACGAATACCGGCAACAAGGACATCGGGGGTATTACCCCGGGGTCGGAATTCGGCAACGTGGCGCTTCGGATCAAGTCGGATGATTACAACCTGGGCGGAGCATTCGTACAGTTCACCCGCGTTGTGACCCCGCCGACGACCGGAGAAGTCCACACATTCAGCTACAGTGCCGCGGACAACAAGTTCTACCTGTCCGACTTCTTTGATGGCGTCGCGACATCGGGCAACTTCGATGTCGAGGTCGGCGCCACCATGTACGACGACGTCACTGGCATGCTGGCTGACGTGGATGTTGTCGTTGCCCCGGAAGATGGCGGATTCGTGTACGAAGCGATTCCCGACCCCATCACAGGCCTGGTCACGCACGGCGGGGATATCTACATTGCCGCAGGCATTACTCCCTTCCTGAACCAGACCGAGACGAAGGTAAGTGCCACTCTCTACGAGGACGGCAGTATTGGCGGCAGCACATACGCTGATGCCATTGCGCTCGCGGAACTCTTTGCCAGACCGGCGGGGGAATGGTACATGCCGTACATCAGTTCCTCGGCAATCACGATCTCTCGCATCGGGGGTGGCACCGTCAACGTCAGTGTCGTCGACGGGAACACAGCCCTCGCCAAGGTTCGCATCGAGGAGACGGAAGTCGATGCCGATATTCCCGCCGGCATTTACACGTACCCCTTCGCATCCGGCAAGGGCATCGGTTCCTTCGGCCGCTCCATCATCATCGACACGGACCTGGCCGCGGGCGAAGCCATCCGCGTGCCGTACATCAAGGCCGTGGACAGTGGCACGGAGGCCATCCTCATCAAACGGAATTCACCGGGTGGCAAACCCGTCGTGGGATCCGTCTTCCTGCCGGAACACGAAGACGCGGTGTTCACCGTGGCCACGGGAAGCGTACTGGCTGCCGGCGAATACTGGTACTACACCGACGTCGCCGTGTACATCCGCGCGGTGTATCCCGGAGCCCGCTACGGCAATGACACCTGGGTCGCTTCGCTGCCAACAAACCAGATCGTTGGCGTGTCCCTCGTCGTTGACAACAGTGGCATCCTGGTCCCGGAACAAAAGACAATCAGGGTCCAAAAGCCTTTGGGCAAAGGGTCCCCCGACAAGTTCGACGTTCCGACAGGCACCATCCTGACCAACCCCTCGTCCCAAACATCGATCACGTACAAGTCCGTCGTTGTCGGCCTGAATACCAATCGCGAGAACAACGTGATGCAGGCGCAGTTCGTGGCCGACTTCGAGCACCCTGTAGCCATCGGTGTCGCACAGTACGAGAGGGAGCACAGGCTTCTGGATCCCACCGGCACGCATGCGCCGGCCTACCTCCGCGGAGGAGACGACGGCGTGGGCAAAGACCCCGGGTACTACCTCACCAGGTTGCTGGGAACCCAGTACGACACAGGGCTTCTGCAGCTCATCGAGAATACCCCGGTGGATATCATTGCCTTGCTTGACATGTACCTCGATGCCAAGTCCCGCACAAAGTACTTCGGGGATCGCTACGGCAAACTCTGGTACAACAAGGAACGCGGCATCGTTATCGTTAACCCGGACGGAACTCCAAAAACAGCGGACGCCAATGACGTGAACGGCAACAACACGATCACCAACTTTGGCCAGGTGCTTGCCGAGCACTGTTACCAGTGTTCGCTGAATGGCAATGAGCGGCTGGGTATCGTCTCAGTTGCTCCCGCCACGGATATTTCCCTCCGCGGCATCCAGTCTCGCGTGCTCAATCTCACCAAGACCATCGGTGATGGCGTGACCCCAATGTACGCAGGCTTCAAGACATCCAACCCGCTCGACGGGCGGATGGAAGATGTGGGCCGATACCTGTCGGTTTGTTGCGGACCCGAAGTTGTGTCCCAGTCAACCGGCCGCGCGGTCACCACCGAAGCCATGTACGCGGGACGGATATCCACCCTCAGCCCGGAAGCGGCACCGACTCACAAGCCGATGCTTAACCTGGGCGCGGTGGGCTACAACTACAGCAATGCGCAGCTCGACGCCCTCACCGGCATGCGCTACGTGACGCTGTACAGTTATGGAGGCGTTGTCTATGTGACGGACGGCATCACCGCGGCCGGCGATCTTCCCAGCCGTCCCGGAGTCAAGTCCGACTACACACGCCTGTCAACAGTCCGTGTCGTGCATTCCGCAATGGCGGCAATCCGCAGGGTGGCCGGCCCGTTCCTAGGTCAGCCGAACTCCATCCCTCAGCGCCTTGCGCTGAACACGGCAGTTGACGAAGTACTACGGACGATGGTAAATGTCGGCGCGCTCAGCGATTACGCGTTTACCATCATCTCAACCAGGCAAATGGCGATTATCGGCGAACTTCGCATAGAGCTCACGCTCAACGTCTGGCTGGAACTCCGCAAAATCCGCACAGTGGTATCACTGGCGCTGCCAAACGCTTAGGGAGGTGTGAACCATGGCTCAGACACAGCAGCAAATGTACGAGCGCACGTTCACGTCGTTCGGCGGCCCGGATATCGTCCCGATCTTCAATAACAAGGTGATCGGGGAGTGCCAGGCCATCACGTACTCCATACGGCGTGAGAAGGCTCCCATTTATACCTTCGGGTCGGCGGATCCACGGTCGTATGCCCGCGGCAAGCGCGGCATCGCCGGTTCAGTGGTCTTCGCCCAGTTCGACCGCCACGCTCTTCTCGAAGAGCTCCAGGCCATTCGGAAGGGCGCGGCCAGCGGCACGACCAAGCGCAAACTGTTCGAGACCGACCAGGAGACGGAGAATTCAGCGTACAGCGATCAGGGCATTATCCTGCCCGGCGCCAATGCGGAGAACTCGATCCTCGGAGTCGACACATGGGGACACAACATGTCGTCCATGATTGGCACCGGCGGATCATATCTGGACTTCGAGCAACTGCTCAACCAGACGTTCCACCGCACCAAGCCGTGGTACGCGGACCAATTGCCTGCATTCCACATCACGCTCACTATGGCCAACGAACAAGGCCAGGCGGCGTCGATGAGGATTCTGTATGCGGAGATTCTCAACGAAGGCGTCGGAATGTCCGTCGACGATACGGTTGTCGAGCAGGCCATGACGTTCGTGGCCCGCAAGATCATCCCGATTCGCGCGGCATCATCCGAATTCCAACCGCAGACAAGTTAAGAGCAGTGGGACGGGGTCACAGCACCCCGTCCCTTCTCTGCTCTCGGAGCGCTCAATGGGTATCTCAGACAATATCGGTAGCACGCAGAGCGCCGGGAGCCGGGCACAATTCCTGAATAACGCGGTTGAGAAAGACCTTTACAGATCAATATCCGGCCCAGACCTTGTGGCGGCGATGTATATGCCAGGTCTGGGCCTTCGTATTTTCGGGGAGCTTGCCACCATCAGTTACCAGACCTACCGGGAACTGGCCCCCGTCCCCACATGCGGGCACGTAAACGTGCGCGGGATCGCGCGTGGGCCACGGTGGGTTGCCGGATCCATGGTATTCATCTACTTTGACCGCCACGCCCTTCTGGATATCCTTGATTACAACATGAGCAATAACGCGGATGCCACGGTCGCGCGATATCAGCAGTTGCTGCAGGACCGTGAATGGATCCAGCTTATCCAAAAAGGCAATGCGGTGGAACAGGCCCTGAATCAGTTGGACAACAACATGGACATCGCGGGGGTGTATGACAAGAGGACGGGGTTGGTGTCTCGCGTCGGCGCCACTTCTGAAGACGAGGCAATTCGTGCATACCAGGAGCTGTCCAAGATGGATGTGGCCCTGACCGCGGGGATGGGTGACGTGCAGGCCCTGGCACAAACCTTCGAAGATCCAGCCAAGGAAATCGTGAAGATAGACAAGCTTATCGATAACCTGGAGGCAACATATAAGCAGCAATTGGCCGCGATGCGAGCAGACTCAAGCATCGGCGACAACGAGTCCTGGAAAAAGTTCAAGCACATGATGGTGCCGGACGCCCTCCCTCCGTTCCACGTCCTGTTGTTTGGGATGAGCGAAGCCGGAATTGCCGTGCGCGCGGGTATTTATAACATCCACATTCAGACGGACGGGGCCACGATGTCCGTCGAGGACCTCGTTACAGAAGGGGTGTGCCAGTACATGGCCACAGCCGTGGATCCGCTCGATGCCATCGAGGCGCCGCAACCCAGCCAGATGCGGGTGGGGGTGGAGTTCATACGAGACCGGGTGGAGACCCTGCAATCCGAGTTGACCAGCCGGCTCGCCTACATCAACTTCATGAAGAACACGATCATCCCGCGGGCTGAAGACTGGAAGAACAAGCGGATGTGGCTTCAGTTCAAAGGATACTTCAATGTTATCATTATGGACGACGAACTCGGAGATCCCACTCTCTATATCGAGTTCGACTCGCAAACACAATATAATGTTCCCCCCATAGATCAACGGATGGGCGGGGCCATGGATGACTATCGGATCATGATTAGTGGCGGGGAACTCATGCCGGAAGGATTTCCCGGGACAGGAGTGGTATCCGCCGGCACCAACGTTGCCGGAGAGACCGTTGGGATTATCACCATGGCGATCGTGGCCGACCCGCTGGTCGAAGATGCAAAAGGACAATATCTGCCATCAACATATCCAGGAGAATCCTACCTGTCCATCCCGATGAGTGCGGTTATGGCACAAGCCATCGTCCCGAGTTCGGGCCGGATACAGGGAGACAAAACCTTCAGGGTCTCGGTTATGTGCCGGGCCAAGATTGAGGAGCAGTCAACGTCCATGGTGTATAGCATGCCGGTCAGTGTCGTGAGGCGTATTATGGAGGACCCGGCATAATGGCCAACTACCGGTCTGGCAATCTCCGGTCTCCGGGAGCCGTGCCCACAAACACAGAGGGCGGCGTCCTGGATTTCTTCGACCCCAGGGTTATCCCATCCCTGGACCGGAATTGGTTCCCGCCCCGGTACTTCACGGGGTGTGACGTACAGTTCGTTTTTGGGCGCCGTGACCCCGCGGATGCGGAAGGTGTGGTGGATATCTACCCGTACCTGGAAGACGATATCCTCGACTTCCAGTTCACTGCCGGCCAGCCCAAACGGCCCATCTACAGCTATGCATCCTTCCGGTTTGACCGGGTAGCCAAGGGGCAGATACTTATCGAAGGGCAATTCGCTATTCCGTTCACCAAGAAGTTCCGCATGTTCGAAGCGATGATGTTGGCTAAGCAGGACCAGCTGTCCGGCCTGGGTTCGTCCTTCCCAGCCAACACCAACACGGCCAAGCAAAGCTCCATCAATGTGTGGGAAAGCCTCAGCGTCGAAGACAAGATTAAAGCCATCGAGCGAGGAGACCTGCGCAACACGGCGATGATAGAGGCCATGACGGCCGGCATCACTTCCGCGGAAGACCTGGGCAAAGCACTCAGCGATCTTCCGGATGACCACATGAGGACGGATCGCTGGGGCATCAGTGACGACGGACTTGAAATCGTAATCTACTATGGTGGAGCGGACCCGACAGCCCAGGAAAGCTTCGCCTATCTTGCCAAGAATAAGTTCAAGAGAGACGAGAAAGTACTGGCTTTGCACAAAGTGCACATCAGCCACAATACTCAGGTTATACGGCCCAAAGGTGCACCCGTGCTCGAACAGTACAGCTTCATAGCCTGGGACTATTCGTAGTCCCACGAGACTGAAAGGAGAGACTTTAGATGGAACAGCAACACGAACCAGGAGCGCCTCCGCCAGGCATGCAGCCCGTGCAGCGGGGAGGAACGGCCGGCCCCGCGCTGGAGGAAGCGGCCGCCACGCCATCCGAGGGAGGAACCTCGGCGGCAGGACGATTCATCGACTGGGTATCGGAACCTTCCGCGGAACAACTCGACGCGTGGCACAAAGAGCATGGAGAAGAGAACGTCCGGTACACGCAGTTCCCCACAGGCGTACAATTCTACTTTCGACTGCTTACCCGGACCGAGTACAAGGCACTGATTTACGGACCATTCGGCGTGGAACAGCGTGAGAACGAGATGTGCCGGTGTTGTGTGTTGTGGCCGGTAGGTCTCGACTACGAAGCGGACTTCAAAGGGAACCTTAACGGGGTCCCATCCATGCTTGTCGAGTACATTATGGACCAGTCGGGGTTCTACCCGGCAATCGTAGTAAAAAAAGTCTAGACGCCTGCAGGCAAGTCGCGCTTTGCGGCCACGGCGTGGTGGACCTTCTGATCGTCGAAGCCTTCCCTGAACTACGCCTCGATGAATTGGACCGGGCCAGCTGGGACGAATGGTATACGTTGGCGATACAGGCTGAGTACGTGCTGACACACCTTCGGGGCATCCCCAACGTAAGCATAGACCTTTTGCTCGGTGTACCAGAAGAGATTCTCATCGCGGAACGCCAGGTCGTGGAGCAGGAGCTCCGGAAGGTCGTTCGCATGAAGCAATTCGGCGAACGCCATCGCAAGAAGGGCGAGAAGGGTCCTGTCGATCCGGAGCAGGCGGCATTATTCCGGGAAGAAGTCGGCCGCAGTCAGATGGAAGCCATGGCCGGCGACATGCTGGGCATTCCCCAAGAAATGATGCCGGATGTCGACTTCTCCTTCACTGAAGACTTCCTGAACGCGGCACTCAGTAAAGGGGATCAGCAGAAGGATGGCAAATGACGGCGGACTCTACCAGGATGATAACAAACGGTCAGCCCTGATAGTGCGCGCCGGCGTATACGTCGGCGCTGGAATGCTGTTGCGCTCAGCGCTGCGCACACCATACGTTCGTCAGCTTGCGGGACGTCTCATCGAAGGTGCCGCCGAATTTGCGCCAACGCTTTCACGCGCACAGAACTTTGCTTCAATCGCATACCGTGATTACTCCGAATTCCTCCATGGCGAGAACCTGCTCCAGTCAACCGTGCTGGGGCAGGTTCCGCGCCTGAGGGCTTTCCTCGAACCCTCTTCTGATAGCCCATTTGGGTTTGCCGTCTCGAAGTATGTGGATGATGCGCGCCGCATATTCTCCGAGTCCTGGAAAACGGCGCGTCCGTCTCTGGGACCCGAGATGGTAAGCAAGAGCCTTCTCGGCAACCAACTGCGCAGTGCCGGCGGCATCCTGTCGGCACTCGAGAGGTCGGCCGCGGGGGAAATGCGCGTGGACGAGATGCCCCCGGAACTCTTGTCTGTCATGCAGTCCCTGTTGGCCCGGACGTCATCCGACGCGGCCGGTATGATGGAACGGCTGGGCATGCAGGTCCCGGGCCTTACCGCGGACAGTCCCGTGCTGCAGGCCTTGGACAAGATGCGTGAGGTCGTGACCACAAGTCAGGCTGCGCGCAGTCACGGGGAGTTCGGCCGCCCCTTCTTCGAATCCCAATGGAAGTCGTTCTTCACGTCCTATGGCGCCAAGGCGGAACTGCTCGTCAACGATATGATGAAGCAGGGCTTCGTCCCGCAAATGGGCGCTCAGCAAGTCCGGCAAACCGGCGAACTGTGGGCGGATATGATGACACAGGTCGGCGTCCAATCCAAGAACCTGCTCGGTGCCGGCGCGGGCGGGGCGGACGTCGCCAACAAGCTCACGGGTGCGATCGTGGAGTCCATGCGCGCCGAGAACTTCCGACCGCAGCACTGGCTGGGCAAAGGTATCCAGCGGTTGACTGGTTGGGGTCATGCCACGGCAGCCGACCTGGGCAGAATGGAAGGCCTTAGTGCGGATACCCTGAAGCGTTATGGGATACCCGAGGCGTCGGACATGTTCGGCCCCAACTACATTCCTGGGCACCCAAGTGCGCGATTAAAACTGGAGAAGCCGTCTCTCTATGAAGAGAAGCTGGCTCAGTGGGAAGCTCGTCGGGAAGAGTTTGGTAAGGCCGCTCCGGGCCAGTTTATGAAGCGCTGGGGCGATTCCGTAATAGACGATCTTGTCTTCAAAAGCGGGAACCGCCTTATTGATCTACGGCCGATG